TGTTATACCCGAAGATAAAATAACTACAGATATGTCTGTATATGCGAATACACCTCTTACGAATCCTGGATTACCAGATTGGTGTGGAGGTAAATATATGCATTTTGATGTTAGAGCAGACTCAAAAAACGATATAGTTTGGAAAAAACTATGTGGGGAAAATGGGATATGTAAAGTAACATATAAAAGAATAAAATGTCCGGATAGGTCTCCATTAAGTTAAATATATAATCTAGTATCAATAATTCGTTTTCGTTTAATCCAAATATTATCGTTCAAATGCCGCTACTTATGACTCTCGTCTATATGATTCATAAACAACGGGCACATTTAGCACATGCTTTAGAACAATCGACGCAACATTTCATCTTGTGTTTCTTACATAATGCTTCGCATTTCTTACAGGCTACTTTACACGCTTTCTTAACACTTGCTAATACTGCCTTGTCGCAATTTATACTACAGCATTTACAAACGAGACGACATAGTTCAATACATATCATACACGCCTTGATACATTCTTTCATATCATTTTTCATTTGAGGGTCTTTACACACTTTACACCCCGATATACATTTATTACATTTTGAAATACATTCTTTACAGGCTTTGTCAATTTTGGCAGTCATATACTTTAACATATATTTTAATTATTTTGTAATTCTTATTATTTTGTAATTCTTATTATTTTGTAATTCAATTAAAAACAATAACCTGTTTGCAATATTTATACGCGAATGATAAAAGAAGTTCCGATAATGTATTTGGAACATTATAACGAATATCTACTATAACACGGGTTTCTGAATCTATATAAAAATCATTCATAGAATAGTGATTACATACACTCATTTTGAGCGGTTCTATGTCTATGTCGATATTGTTTATATTGATACCTTTATGCTGCCCTTCATAATATATGAATATCTTTGTATCATTTGATAGTTTAATATCAACATAACCTTGTTTATTACATATATAGTCTATATATTGATTGCGTTTATATTCTGATTTTGGCGGTATGTTAAATGTTATTTTCTTTTTATTACGACCCAGTAATAACTCATTATTTATAATTCTATACCACGGCATTTTATTAATGTCGTGATATTCATTTCTATATAATACATTCTCTAGTTCCTTTGTGTCATATTCTGGTTCTACCATTTATATATATAATGCCGACGTGTCTTTATATAATGCGAATCTTTATAAAATTGAAATAATTATTAGTTGAAAATAACAAAATTCTACTATTACTATGAGTTCCCCAAGCATCCTCGACGATATGGAAAAACAGAAACAGGCATTCGCACCAGTTGCGTTACCCGTTGACGACACACCATTAGACGAAGAACGCACCAAATGGGAAGCCGAGTTTCGGATTAACTTTATGTCATCTCATACTGCTGGTATTGCCATCGCAAATGCTGCTAAAACTGCTATTAACGCATCCCAATCGGCACAACGGGCAACCCGTCATCTTAACAAAGATATTCTAGGGATTTCGAAAGAAGCCCGTGTGAAACGTCTTTTTAAGTATTTGATTATTGTTCATCTAATTGTTGTTGCTCTCGCAATTGCTGCGTTTAACACACCATATATTATGAAGTCTATTCAAACCACCCCCGATATTTACAATACAACCGATGTATCAACTGAATCCCTCGTTCATACCAAACAACGAATTGATGAGGATATATCACATGCGAAGGTGGTGGCGGAATTGAAATCAGAGATTGATAAGCAGAAGATGGAGCTGGAGGAGATGCGAAAAAAGACAGGTTGTATATATACTATATTAAAAAGCCAATATGAGTATTTAGATTGTGAAAGATAATGAGGGTCGGATACCGCATCTGCTTCTAATAGACGCAGACGCTGATGTAAATGTGCAAAATAATAATGTGGAACGTATTTCACCGCTTCAATACGCGTGTTTTCACGGAGAATTCCAAATTGTTAAACTTCTAATAGACGCAGGTGCTGATGTAAATGCGAAAGATAAAGAGAATGATGATTGGACACCGCTTTACTTTGCACGTCAAAATGGATCATCCACAATCGTAGACCTCCTATTAAACGCAGGTGCTACTGAATGATATGGATTTAACCTATAAATCCATATTTTTATAAAATTGAAATAATTATTAGAAGGGTTCACAAAAGACTACCGCAATAGTATGATATACACATTAGAAGGTGGTTTTGAGCAAACGTGTGATACTGATTCGTTCACTAAAATGACAACCAGAACCGAACTTGATATTTACAGACTATTGGACGTATCTAAATCGTGTGGGGTAGTCGATGTTATTCATATCAACGAAAACTCCGTTGTTATGGAGCACCTAGACATTGATTTGTGTTATTACACCCCGACCGACATTAAACACCAAATGCGTTTTGTAAAAGACTATCTCCAAAGCATTGGAATTATGTATATTGACTGGAAACCCGATAATATCGGAATAAGTCGAAAAGATGGAATGTTGAAATTGTTTGATTTTGACGCATCTGGTGTTATCGATTTACAATCAAACACTTGGATCATTCGCCCCATTGATTGGTATTCGTATAAAAACGCGATTGATCCGGGTATGAGAACACCAAAAGAAATTGATGACTATGTGTTTGATAAACTGGTATAGTAATTAACCAAATACATTACTTGCTATGAACCCACCTAGTGCCACTCCAATTGTATACCCTGTATTAACCACCAACTTCGTTGTTATAATTGTCCCGCATATAGCAAGACTTAATGGATTTGATTCAAGATAATTCAGCCATTTAGCCCTTCCACCTATTTGTCTATAATCACTATTAGTATTTTCAATGTCTCCGTCTGCGTATATAAACACATCTTTAATCAATTGAGTTGATTGATTAACATCAGCGATGCTTTTTAATATTACACCCATTATTGATATTGCCGCGAATAACCATACAAAAGGAAAAACGAGTGCCATACTACAATCTCCTCTCATACAATCTTGTACTAAGTAATGTATTACAAAAACACTTGATATTGCCACTTGAGTACAAAAGGACAGACTTATTAATATTGGAAATGACCATAATTGACTATATGATATACAACACCCCTGTATATTCAGGTAATCATCTCTTAATTTACGCATCGTGTTGTTTATTTGTGTTGTAGTTAACGTGTTAGTTAACGTGTTAGTTGGTGAATCCGTAGATTGGTCTTTATACTTTGTTAAATCATATGCGTATCCTTTTATCAAACATTTTAATTGAAATAAACCAGTCATCATCATAATAGACCCTGTTAAAATACAAATAGATGCTATATATTGTCCGCTGAGATTATAATACCCCCATAGACCAAGTGGTTTATCATCAAATCTGTCACTATGAGGTAATACATTCGTGTCACATAGTATATTATTCAATACATTAATTGATGTAGCACCCCACCATATAAAAATCAATATTTTTAATAATCGTTCCCAACAAATACAATACTTCTTGAAATCTGAATGTGAACTCTCATATGGTGCTAATATAGTTAAATTATGATTCATCAATTGTGTATGACTACCTTCTTTTTTAGACCATTCTTTATTACACCATATGATATTTGACATATTATTTATATGAGACGGTTGCTCTTGGCGACATACAATCCAGTATGCTACACCAGTTCCCGCATAATTGAACGCATACATACACCCCGTATAAAATGATGAAGTGTTGTATAAATGACCTAAATATATATAAACCCACGTGTGATACAATAACATTGGTGTTACTATACCTATTGTAATTGGATGAGATAATCCATTTATAAGACGCGACGTAAGAGGTAATAGTGTTTTCAATGTCATTGGTGATGTCATTTGTGATGTCATTGGTGATGTCATTGGAGATGTCATTTTTATATTATTAGTGATAGTAATATAAAATATTAAACTTATAAATGGTTCTTAGTTGACGTAGTATAATTTATACTATTTTACGAGCAAATATACTGGATTAATGTCTATGTGTTATAAAAAAGAGGTGATTACTTCTCGAGGATTCTCTGGATCATCTTGATCATCGAGTTTTGTTTCTCAGCGTAAAGCTGTGACGCTTGGTCTGTTGGCCACTCTGGCGCGTAGTGACGGACCTGATACACCATGTCATCGTGTTGGGACTTGGTCATGCCCCGAACCAGTGGCGCGACATACGCGGCGAACTCTTCGGGAGTCATAATTTTCCGCGCGTAGCAACGGACCTGATGCGCCGTGTAATCGGTTTGGGACTTGGTCATAATTCTCTCTTTAATGCACCTTATAATAGTTGGCTGTCGATTTTTATTAAGCTATCTGCTACGTGTGGTTATAGTCGGGTATATTTCGGATAAATGATAGTTGTGTGTTATCTTCTTCTAACGTATAACAATCCACAATATCCACCGACTCCATAGTACTTATACGTCGGACTAAATCAAGATTCTTAAGATTTATATTATTACGTAAATATAATCTTTTCAATGTATGTAATTCTGCTATTTTAGACACATCAATATTGAACAACCCCTCTAATCTTAAATGTTCCAGCGATGTAAAACAATTAATATAATCAAGGTTATATAATACATGTGATATATCATTTGTATATAATTGACAAGTATCGATGATAATATACAGAGATTCCAACATAGTCATATGTTTTATTGTATCTAGTGTAAAGATATTACATTTATATAAATGAAGCGTTGTTAATTGTATAGGAAGTTCAATTCCAGCAAATACGGAACAATCATATAATTCAAGAGTTTTAAGATTCTTAAACTCTCGAATCAATTGTGTTTGTAATAGTATATTATTTGTATTTGTATTACACTTTAGTTTAAGTGATGTTAAATTTATCAAATTCTGTATTATTTCAATATTATCAATAAAACACGTTTTATCTGTAAATAATGTTAGATCTTTTATATTATATAACTCATTTAAGGGTGATATATGATATATAGACTTACACTTATATATACATAGAGTATTCAATTTAAATAAATAACTGAGAAAGCTTATATCATATATATTAGAACAATTGTATATATATAATTCTTCTAATTGGGACAAGTATTTTATATACGAGGCATTGGTTAATACACTACATCTATTTAATGTTAAATGTGTTAATTTATTTAAACTCTGAATATTATATATATCAATCAACATTGGCGCGTCCAATATATTTAGGATTTTGATTTGTTTTAAAAATTGTATATCATATAATGTAGCCACGTTAATACAACGTGATAAAGTCAATGATACTAAATTAGTAAGACTTTGAATAGGTTTTATGTATGTTGTATTTGTATTATGTGAATATCTTATATCCAATTCCGTTAAATGTGTTAACTCTTTTAATGGTTCAAGACTAACACAATAATATTTTATTAACAATGAAGTATTATAATATAAGTCGTGTATATTAAGCGGAAATGTAGAATGTTGATGTAGTATTTTCAAAGATTCGGATATATTTGCTTTTAGTAAAAAAACAGGTTTCTGTTCATTATACAATGTTGTTAATAGTGTTTTTATATAAACACATTCTTCTTGCCCCTGAATGAATACTTTATATATATATTCATTCGAATCCGGTATTTCCAGTATAATATCATATAATGTTATATTATCAATAACATTATGAGTTATTGAATCACCGCTCATTAAATTGAATTTTAACGTATTCATATTGTTTTATAAGTATCTATATTATATAAACCCCAATGGTTTAAATATCTATTTGAATTCCACCGCGTTTAGCATTTTTATTCTTCTTTGACATAAATTCGATGTTTTTAGTTGGAATATATTTACTCTCACGAGAGGGTTGTTGTGTATTCTTACCAAGTTCTTCTAATATATCGTCGACCCCAACCGGTGATTCCATAGAATTATTGGATTTTACACCAGACCCACCCATCATCATATTAAGCATTGATTCTGAACTCGGGTCATTCTCTTCACGAGCAATATTACTTGCCATATTATTAGCAGCTGCCTGTGATACACTCCTCATAATATCAGGGTTTTGTCTTAAAATATCACCAATTTCTGGCGACGCAGTCTTAAATATAGACTGGGTCATATGAAACATAAAAGCACTACCACCAACCATCATAAGTAATCTTAACTCTGGTGCCATCTTAACCGAATCATTATATTTGTCGTGTAATTCCTCAAATACTTCGTCATAATCCCCAATACTTTCCATAGTATTCTCAGACCACTTATCGAGTTTAATGCCCAAATAATCAAACCGATGATTTAAATATTCGGTCCCACTAACAAACGCCATTAGCATTTTCCGCGAGAATTTAACACTTTTTTCAATACTTCGTTGCCTATTAAGAGTGTTATATTCAAATTTAAGGTCTTCTAGATTAGATGCCATTGAATATCGACGACTTGATTTGTATCCCAGTTTATCTAATCTATTGAGTTTATATATAAATTCTGCTTTTGATTTCTGTATTTGTTCATAACTAAGTTCCTCTACTTCTTCTTCTTCTTCCTCCTCCTCTTCGTAATCGTTATTATCCTTATTATATGATATCTCCTCTTCGCCATCATCTTCGTCGTCTTCTTCATCTTCTTCATCTTTATTAGAATACATCTGAGATACCTCATCTTCATCTTCATCTTCTTCTCTTTGATAATTATCAGAAACATCAGATGATGTGTCTTCGTCAGAACTTATATTGGATTTCTTAGTATTTATAAGCATATCTAAATCACCCAGTGGAACGCTTTTCCCCAAAGATGGTTTTCTTTGTTCTTTTTTTTGATTCATAAATCTACTAAGATTTGGAGAAATGTTTCTATGCTCTTTGGTGTTCATATCTCTTTTATTTATATTAAATGTTTCATCATTCTTTAAATCATCTATAACCATAACGTCTTTTTCATCTGAATCTTTTTCGAAATTAATATCAAAGTCTTCTAATCCCATATTACTAATCTTATATAAACTATTTTTTAATATATTACGCAATTGATTCCAGAGTTGAATTTTATATAGTCTGATAATTTTATATATATATATATATATATGGCAAAGAAACAAGTTAAATTATTAAGTATTGAAACATATGATACTAATATATATGAACCAGTCAAATATATTTATGCGATGGAGGTTCAGACTATAAATGTATTTAGACAATTTATGGCTAGTATTGGCTCTTTTATTGGTGGTCCGACAAATATAAGTGGTATCACGCAGAAAATAGACGATGTTAAAAAAAGAGCAATTGTTAAGATGAAAAATAAAGCATTAAAATCAAAATGCTATCTAATAATTGGTGTAAGAGTTCAGGTAAGTCAAATATCAACTCAAAATGACGGAATGATGGTTATACAAGTATCGGGTACATTGATGAAAAAGAAAGGAAATAATGTTAATAATGGTTCATCAAATAAGTATAACCGCAATTCATCAATGTCATCAATGTCATAAAAATATATTTTAGATAAATATATTATTATCCGGGTCTGATGTATCTATTTGTTTATTTTGATTTATGTTTTTTCTTAGATTATATTCATTAATAATCTGATATGCGTTTGCTACATCTTGGTCTGATATGTTTTTCATCTTATAATCATCTATTCGTTTTTTCATCATACACGTAGAACTTTTTTCATTCAATATATAACTAAAAAATAATATAAACAATAATGTTATAATTGTTGACATAAAGATATCACGGGTTGATACAAATGCTACGCAGAATACAACAAACATTCTTGCCCAAAAATTCTCAAATATTAAATCGACAGCTACTGGCATATCTTTAGACATATATTTACTGCCTATATTCATAATAAATATTATAAATACACTAAATAACTTGCTTCCATTTAACGAAGCTAATAAATATTCTAACATATCTTATATTATATATTTTTTTTGATCTTGCTATTTATAATTTGCCTTAAGATCAGTTACTTTTGTATTAAGTTCTTCAAACATACTATTTACATCCAATCCATTATTCTTATTTAAATTCGCATCTGTATCTAGATGTGATAACGTATCTGATTGATCGGATGGTTGGTCGGATGGTTGATTGGGTTTCGTTTGCTCGATTGAATCACCATTAAACTCACCAATTTCTTGTTTAAAATCGTCGTATGATAAATTATCAATTCCTTCGGTTGACTCGACTATATCATCTTCATATATTTCTTCCTCTGTTGTATCCAAATGTTCAATTGGTTTGTTTAATATACTAGAAAATAATTCATTAAATCTATAACTAAACTGATTATCTGTATGATAATCTAATCTATCAATTATAATATCCTTTAACCCAGTTGTACTTATTAAAAGCAATAATAGACATATGAATACTAAACTCATTGAAAATTTATTATAACATATATAGAATATTATTAATATTAGCAATAATGGAAATGCATTATTATTGTTAAGTGAATTAGATGTTAAGTTTTTATTAGTCGATATAAAAAATAATATTATGATTAATAGAATAATTAAGACTATATTCTTGTTTTCCATATCTTAAATAAATTATATATTATTTTTTTATAGGATATACTTAACAGACACTTACTTGTATTGCGCTTACTTGTATCACTCTTACTTGTATTGCGCTTACTTGTATCACTCTTACTTGTATTGCGCTTACTTGTATCACTCTTACTTGTATCACGCTTACTTGTATTACAATTAAAGTATGGATTCTTATTTATTTTCTATAATTATATTAATATACACATTATGACTAAATCGGTGTCATATTGTTCACTTGAAGAAGCATGGGGTGAGAACTACTCAGAGTCAAAAGAAAATTCACCAGAACAGGTTAAACCAAATAAAGATATAAGTTATTCAGGTGGAAAACAATACTCTACTGATTTATTACCACAAACTCAACAAGACGTATATGATGATACTATACCTAATAATTCTAATTTAAGAGAATCAGACCAGAATAATAATATTCCAAAAGAGTACCTTGATAATAAAGATAAATACGCAATGGTTCCTTATAATATGGATAAGGAAGAACTATGGGGGGAATTCTTAGAATATGTTAAAAAAAAAAAGGAAGCCCAACAACAGGACCCAAGTAGTGTTGAGGGATTTGCTGGAGTTGGTGGAATTATAGGTGGAGGAGGAGGAGGAGGACACATAGAATCTAAGAAAGATAGTTCATATGTTGATCTATTAATTCTTATAATGTTTGGTATTATCGTTATTTTTATATTAGATTCTTTTGTAAGATTTGGAAGAAAATCCAAAAAAGATTAATCTTGTTTTTTATATAATAAGTAATTAAATGATTGATAATCTGATGTGTTTTTTGTTTTAGGAATATTTGTTTCTTTGTGTTTATATAATGACATAGCGGAATTATTACTTGATATGGAACTAATATGGTTGTGTGGCTTTTCATCATCTTCTAAAAGATAATGGTCATTCTGTTGTTTCCACGATATAAATATGAGAAATGGATGGCAGTATTTACACGTAAATCCATTATTTCTCAATTTCTTTAAAATATAAACAACGCACTTTGTTAGATTATACAATGGTTCGCCCGGAATATATTCAGGGACTTGAAAAAAACAATAACTATGTTCATTATCAGACGCCCCTTTTATTTTAAGATTACATCTTTCTAGAATACGTTCAAATATATAACAACGGAATTTGTCTTTATTATGTTGTTTTTTTTGTATATCAAACACATTGATACTAAAACTCATATATTATAATATATATTTATTTTATAATTGTTCGGTACCACTTATAAAATAAATATAAACCCATCTTTATATAAATCATTCAAATGATAACGCATTTAGCAATATGTGGTGGTGGTGTTAAGGGGTGTGTATTACTCGGTGCTCTAGAAGCACTTGATAATTCAATAAGACTAAGTAGAATAAAACATATAATAGGTTCTTCTGTGGGTGGAATAATTGCTACTTTATTATGTGTTGGTTATAAACCACGTGAGATGAATGACATTTTTCTTAAAATAAACTTAACAGATTATAGAAATATCAAAGCTGCCAATCTTTTTACAAAATATGGCGTGGATGATTGTAAGTCTATCATTACGTTGTTGAAGGCGTGTATATTACAGAAGATAACTATATGGGATATGACATTTCTTGAACTATTTAATTATAACCAAATGACGTTAATTCTTACAGGGTCCGATATATCAAATTCTAAAACTATATATTATTGTATTGATACAACACCCAATATGATTATTATGGACGCATTGCGAATTACTATATCATATCCTATATTATATGAACCAATATATGATATAGTACATAAATGTTATGTGGTAGATGGTGCTTTATTATCACAATATCCAATTGATTATTTTAAACATATTGAATCTAAAGTAGGAATATGTTTGACATTGAACGACCATAAAAAAAAAATAAATGATATAATGTCATATATTAATTCTATTATATATACTATAATAGATGATTCTATAAGAAAAATACAGAAAAAATATAGAAAAGATACTATATTCATAGATATAAAAGATATTCACGCACTCGAATTTAATTTAGATTATAAAACAAAATGTTTAATAAGAAAAACTGGATATAAAGCAGCACGTAATTATATGAAACACAGGGTTATAAGATATTATAATAAAAAACTACTCGCCAAATGCTTCGTCGCATTTAAGTTCCACCTAACTTGCGCAAATCATCAATCAAATCCTTCTTAATCTTCTTAATCTTATTTTTTGTTACAGGAGATACCTTATAAATATCAATATTATATTTTATAGCATATCCAACCAATTCTGTTAGTTTAAATTTAAGCAATTGTTTTTGCATTGCTTTAATCTCGTCTTTATTATGTGCTGGTTCTTTGACTGGTTCTTCAACTGGTTCTTTGACTGGTTCTTCAACTGGTTCTTTGACTGGTTCTTTGACTGGTTCTTCAACTGGTTCTTCAACTGGTTCTTTGGCTGGTTCTTCAACTGGTTCTTGTTCATCTACATCATACATGTTTAACCGGTCTTTCTTAGTAATAGAATTTATATATATATCTTTTACGTGTGATGTGAGAGTATCAATAAGGTGTTTGTATTTTTCATACATATATAGACCATCATCTTCTTTTTTATTATAAATAATACTATATCTATTATCACAATGATACATAATAATAGTTGGTCTCTGAGGGATAAATAAATCATTATTTTTTTGTGAAAACACTAATTCTACATCGGACGTCTTATTTATAATAATAACATTAATATTATAATAATCAACAATATATTTACGAATCATATAGTATTTAATGTCGTCGATATCATATTTATCCAATAGATACTTTTGCATTTTCTCTTTTTTAAAAAGTCGTTTTCTTGAATATCCAAAATTTCTATGATTATTATCTAGTTGAAACCCAAGTTGCTGTTTTGTATATACGATTACACTTTTCTTATTTGTTAAATATTCGAAATTAGGATCAATCGCAGTTAGAATACAAGCCAGAAAAGAGTTATTATATTTATTAAATTTATAATAATAATCACTTAACTCATTAATCTTATCTGAAATACTAATTGGTAAATCATTTGTTTTACGCTGATAATTGGGTGATGTATATGATTTAATAACTTTTTGATTATATGAAGGTCCTATATTCTTCTTATATTTATGAAGATGCATTGATGCTAAAACGTCTTCTGTTATTTTAGCCTGGTTTGGGTCAAGTTCTTCTGTTAGTTTTTCAATTGAAAACATTGTTGTTGATAATATATATATATATCCATTATATTTTAAATCAATTTTATTAAATGTATATAATATTAAATGTATATAATATTATAACATTATATAGATATGTCACTTCCCCTATATATACTTGAAAAACAAACAAAAGTTATTCAATTAGCACAAATTGATATAAATATTGATATTAATAATATAAATAGTATGTTAGAATGTAATAAGAGACTTGGGTGTAATAAGAGACTCGAATGTAATAAGAGGCATAAAGCAATAGACGAACAACTTATATATAATATAAGTGCTATTACACAACCACATGAAATATTTAATGGGTGGATATTTGAATGTAAAAAATGTGGTCAAAAAACGAGCAATTCTATTATATTAGATTCTAAATATGAATTATATATATGTCGAGTGTGTATATCGCGTAGTTCAATATCTTCAAAAATAAAATTATTACACAATTCAACAAAATATTGTAGAAATATTGCTAAATCGCACATAGATATAGTATAAGTATAAATATAAAATAGTATAAATATAAAATAGTATTATTATATAAGAAATGGAGATTACGCAGGATGAATTTAATAAATTTAAAAGTTTTATTACTAAATTTAATTCAAAAAATACATACGAATTAGAATTTCGTATTTGTAATAAAGACTTTAAGGGAAAACATATAACACTTGACGTTTTTAATCGTGTATTTTCACATTTAACACACGATACATCGAATGGTGGTTTAGGATTTAAATATACGTCTGAAACAACACTTGATATTAAGAATACGAAAGGTAATGAGAGAATTCATATATCAGGTAAGGATGATGTTAAGCGTTATTGGTTAGAGGATAAAATAATGAGTGATATGAAATGTGAATACATAACTAAGACTATGGTTGAAAACTATGATATACACGATTATGGATTGCGGATAAGTTTGTCAGACGAGGTTGAAAGTAAAAAAATAGATGTATTTCAGTATAGTAATTTTCGTATGAAGAATAGATATTCTATTCTTACACCAGACGAGAATATTCGGTTTGATCTAACGGCTGTTAAATCGGGCGACGCGAAAAGTTTTAAACAATCTAATATATTAGGGCAAGAACCCCATTATGAAATTGAAATTGAATTGGTTAATAGGAATATTAAGGATGTGGATAACCTTGTATCCAATATAATATATTATATTAGTCTTGTATATTCGATTATACAGGATTTTAATATTATAACAAAATATTCAGAAATGGAGCAAGTACTTAAGTTATATCAAGAACTTATTAACTTTAAGAATAACAATAAACATAAAGGAAATATTTATGAAAATACTCATAATAGTAAATTTATTACTGCTAGTCCAATCACATTACATCCCAAACATCTTATTAAATCGGAACATAATATTAATATACTTTCACCATACGCCGTATCGCCAAAGGCGGATGGACAACGACAATTATTAATTATCGGGACGAAAGAGTTAGCAGGTAGAATGTTTATACTTGATATTAATATGAATGTTAAATTTATTGGTTATGAAAACAAAGAGTGGTCTGGGTCAGTAATCGAGGGTGAATATATGTCGGATAATAATATATTATATGTATATGATATTCTATTTAGCAAAGGCAAGGATGTAAGAGGGAGTATTTATCATAAAGAAGTTGCCGATAATACACCAACTCGGATTAGACAATTAAATAATTTTATAAAAGACCACGCACAAAGTAAGAGTATAATAGATGATTTAGATAATGCTTTTATAATTAAGAAGAAGGAGATGTATTTTTCATTTGGCGATGATATATTTAATGTATCCCGTGAATTATGGGAAAAACGAACATTATTGGGGTATAATACAGATGGACTCATATATACACCTTTAAACGACCATTATCCAATCAAGGGTGGTAGTTGGTATTCTCTATTTAAATGGAAACCGCTTATATATAACTCTATTGATTTTTTAATTGAGATAGTAAAGGATGATATTACTGGATTGGATGTTATTAAATCCCAATCTATATATAATCAACAGACGAAGAAATATATGGCGGTCCGTTATAAAACAGCAATGTTATATGTTGGGAAAAATCTAGATAAATACGACAAAGTACAGAAAAAATACATCAAGAATATGGGTAAATCATTATTTAATCCATTTGGAGATGCGAATGTTTCTGTGTCAGATTATAATATTGCTAAATTATTGATTGATTGCGATGATAATATTATTATTACTGACCCAATCAATGGTGAACTATATAGTATTACAGATGATATTATTGTAGAATTTTATTATGAGTTTGTAGATAAAAATAAGGTTGGATGGAATCCAATTAGGATTAGATATGATAAAACGAGTCAGAATAAAAAAGGATTACCTGTATATGGTAATTTTGAGAATACGGCTAATGATATTTGGAAGAGTATTAAAAATCCAGTAACCGAAGAAATGTTATTTGAAGGAGTTATAGATAAGAACGACATCGAATTAAAGGATAAGAAACAGAATGAGAAAAATACATCTTCTTCTTATTATAAATGTATTGAAGAAGACTATGACCCTAATAAACGACTCCCCGTCCAAAATTTCCATAATTTATATGTTAAACGCAACCTTATTATTCTATATTCACCATATCAAATAGAGGGTGCCTCCAAAATGACAGGTCGGTTGTTGGACCTTGCGTGTGGTAAGGGCGGGGATTTATCTAAATGGCGGGATGGTAAATATAAAGAGGTTGTATCGATGGATATTGATAAACCCTGTATTACTTATGCGATGGATTTTTTTAAAAAATTCCCTCAACCCAAACCAGTTGTTTATTTCCTATGGGCTGATACATCAAAACTCATATTTCCAGACCGATTAGCTGGACTAAATGATTTACAACAGAAGAAAATGATTGAATGGATTCCGGATAAATATACATTCGAAGTCGTTAGTTGTCAGTTTTGTTTACATTATTATTTTGAGAATGAACTTAAATTGCGAACATTGCTACAGAATGTAAGTGATAACTTAAAGATTGGTGGTCATTTTATAGGGACTTGTTTTGATGGTGAGAAGATATTCTCACATTTCAAAGAACATAAAGAAAAATCATTCGAAGGGTCTATTAAAGATGATGTTATATGGAAAATAACAAAGGATTATAAAGCGAGGTCGTTCGAATCAAATAAGGGGAAGAGTCTATTGGGTCAAAAGATTCAAGTTTATATTAAAAGTATTGGCGACACCCACGTCGAGTATCTGATTAATTTGAAATTCTTGGAAGATCTAATTAGTGATTATGGATTTGAATTGGTTGAATATAAATCATTCGACGACTATTATAAAGATTATAAAAATGACAAAACGACTAATGTGAAATTGGGTGATATGTCTACAGCCGAGCAGACATTTAGCTTCCTAAATACCAGCTTCTCCTTTAAAAAGGTAAAAGCAACCCCCGATAAGGAGTATAAAATGCTTCAAAAACTAATTGCAAAAAACGGGAAATAGTCTAGATTATAACGTGGACGACTGGTGTCTAGGTCCTATCGGTGGTCCTTGAAGAAGTAGTGGCATGCGTCTGACATGAACTTGACCAATATTTGCCATAGGAGGGAGATAATCCCCATGAGTTGGTCGTCTCTTCTAATGTGAGACGGCCAAAATTCCATCAGTCTTCTTGTTTTAACATATTATAATAATTTACCATCAATTTTTATAATAATCATTTGACGACTAACGATAATATATACACCTTCGCGTAGACATTTAGCTTGTGGTCATCTCCGCATCGGGGATGTCTGTGGGGACGTATGGGGTGCCAACTATCGTCATCACCCGGTCCCCCTGAGCATCGAAGAGATTTTCACATCTCTTGTGATGATCCGTACCAAGTGCCATGATGAGATATGGACCATCAGGGGCAGCTTTTGCCCCTGGGTATAGCGGGGTGTCCATTGTTTATTATTATATAATAATTTTATATCAAATTTTATATAAAACACCTATACGTTATTACTTAAACTAATATTTATATTTAATATTATGCGTGAAATAGAATTGATAGAATTGGATAAACCCGTTATTTATAATAGTGAATTATGCGAACGTCTACAGAAAATCAAATGTAAAATCGATGACGTGGACGACTGGGATAAAATGAAAAAATTAACGAACCCATATGAATTGATTCATTGTTCTACCAATAATTGTCACGCGATTAGAAGTATTAATATATTTAATCCAATAAGTCGTTCATTTTTCAAATTGGTAGAGTTAATGAAAGATTATGATCTTTGTAATTCAAAAGAACCAATTACTATAGTTTCAATAGCAGAAGGACCAGGTGGTTTTATAGAGAGTTTTATAAGACGTGAATCATATACGACAAATGATAATATATATGGGATTACACTTACTCCTACAACTAAATATATACCAAATTGGGATAAGTTAAATAAGCTATATAATACATCTAATATTAATACATCTTATGGTGATATATATGATTTGAATACTATTAATTCTTTTATATCAAATATCAATGATAAGGTAGATTTTATAACGGCTGATGGTGGATTTGATTATTCAAATGATTTTAATACTCAAGAAACACAATCTTGTCGTATTATACTGGCTGAAATAATAATTTGTTTTAAAAAACAAAAACAAGGAGGTGATTTCGTATGTAAGTTTTTTGATATTTTCAATATTCTAACAATGAAATTAATATATATACTAAAACAACATTATGATAATATATTTATTAATAAACCAGTAACTAGTCGTCCAGCTAACTCAGAGAGATATATAGTATGTAAGGGATTTAAAGGTGTTTCCAGTGATATATTGGGAAATCTTGAATATATCTTATCTAATTGGGAAGAAGATAAGATATATGATATAGGTGGAATAACAATGGATGAAGGGTTTATTAAAAATATCAAAACTCATAATTTATCATTTGTTAATAATCAGATTAAATATTTAGAAAAAACACTTGGATTGATAAAAAACAATCCAACAAAATACGAATATAATAAAATTATAGCATCACAGGTTATGAATGCTGTTAATTGGTGTAAGTCATATAACATGAATATAAACAATGAAAGTAAATATTTAACGCGATATAATATTGATTAATCGGTGTTTAAACCAGGTTTAACAAATTCATCATAATATTTATATCCAATTCCAACAGACGCGTCTTTATATGACACTTCTTCGTTTTTAACTTTATTTTTTAGATTTAACATTTCCGTTAATCTATCCATTTCAAAATTATATGGGTCATTCGACACCATATAAAATAAAGTTGGATATTTATCAAAAAAATCCCCTTTAACCTCTAATGTTCTCTTAATACATTCATCTTTATTCTCTTCCATTTCTTTTTTAATATCTGGTTTATTGTAATACACTAATAGGTCATTAACTAATGCAAGAATATTTTCATTTGTATCTTTATTCATTATATATTAGTTATATATATAATATTTTATATATTAACTTAGATGTTAATATTAACGTAGATGTTAATATTAACTTAGATGTTAATATAACTTAGATGTTAATATTAACGTAGATGTTAATATTAACGTAGATGTTAATATTTATAAATTATATATATTATAATTAGGTATGAAAAAATATAATATTTGGTGTTGTGTATTAATAATCTCTCTTATATGTTTCTATATATTATATTTTATATGTATGAATCGTAGGTCTAATATAGAACCATTCATAACAGAGAATGGGTTAAGTTATTCTTTATATGCCAAATTTTATGAAAAGGTTTTTAGTCAAAAAGAAGCATTTCAAGAAAATATAAACAAAATATCTAGTTATATAGATAGTAAAGCCGATTTAAATATATTAGATATAGGGTCTGGCGCAGGACGCCATTATGAATTGTTAAAAACGAAATATAAAAATGTAACAGGTCTTGATAAAAGCCCTGAGTTTATAGAACGAGCCAAGATAAGAAATCCAAATGGTAAGTTTATGATAGGTAATGCGATAGAATCATCCCTATATCCAGAAAATAGTTTTAATCATATTACTTGCTTCTTTGAAACAATACATCATAACACATCAAGTGATAAAAAACGCATTTTCAAGAACATACACAAATGGTTAAAACCAGGTGGTAAATTATTTATTAACTTTTTTATAAAGGATAAATTAGACCCAGCACCTCGTGAGTTTTCTCAATATTTTTACGATGAACATAAAATTAAACACTCTCTTACATATTTCGAAAATATAACACACGATGCTTGGTGGAATGATAGTTCATATCACGAACAATATATTAATAAAGATGGTAAATCATTCATAAAAGTTCATAAATTTCATATAGAAAAACTAGAAGATTTATATTTAGAACTGAAAAATGCTGGATTACAAACTATAGAAATTTTAGATTATAAAGGATTTGATATAAATGATATGGTGTTATGTGTTGCTAAAAAAGAATAATATATTATATAATATATGCCATCGTTTCTTAGTAAAATACATCGACATATTAAACAAAAGCATTGTGATCTAGGACATTGTACTGATACTATTAAATCTAATAGAAAAAGTGCACACAATACGAGATTAAAAAAAATATTAAATAATCATAAGAATTATAAAGTTCAATTAAATAACCCTAGTACTTTTTATACATCTGGTATATATGGTACAAATAATTGTAATACATCTATGAACCATCTTCCTAGAAAAACGAAATCCGACCTTGCGTTAGAAAGTGTTGACAATGTTATCAATAATGGCGGGAGTCCAATTGAAGGACAAACACATATTATTAATAAATGTAATATTGAAACATTTGATAATATTGAAACATTTGATAATAATTATATTATATTAATTACATTAATCATATTAATTGTAATATGTTTAATATGTTGTATTTGGTGTAATAAATTAGGAAAGTAATCACCTTCTCTAAAAATAATATATATATATATATTATATATGCCAGCCAAATCAAAATACACTAAAAAAAAGTTTTCCAAAGATTTATCTGATTTAACTAAACTTATTAATAGTTACAAGGGTGGGAGTGTACCCGTCGAAGGATATGACCCAATGGCTGATACATTTGGATCTGTATCGGGTGGAAAACCTAAGCGTTCTGTTAAGCGTTCAGCTAAGAAAGTCGTTAAACGTTCTGCTAAGAAAGTCGTTAAGCGTTCTGTTAAGCGTTCAACCAAGAAAGAAGAACGTCGTTCTTTTACAATTGTACAGGTTGATGCCAAAAAACTTCCAAGCGGTGAAGGAAGATATACTATTAAAGCAAATAGTAGCCAAACACCATCTAATGCTGCGCGTAAAGCATGTACTAGAGCATTAGCAAAACGTAAAACAAATAAATTAACTATTCATGTTAGAGAAACAACTTCTGGTAGTGATAAGGTAGTTAAATGCTATAATTGCTCGAGAACTAAACTTAAAACTCCAATTAAGATTGAACGCAAGGGGCAACCCACTCAAGTAATTACACATAAGACTAATATTTCGGAACGTTCTAAGTAATAATACTATTTATTAGACTATTTTGTTTTAACTTAACTATTTTGTTTTAACTTAACTTAACTATTTATATTATATAAGTATTATTATATGAAACAACATAATAATAATACATCGAAAGCTGATATATATTCTTTAATGGATTATCCAAGGAAAGGGGATATATATGGAAAATATAAAGGGAAATACCCGTCTCAAGCAGCCAAGAAATTCGTATCTTTCTTATCATCTAAACATAAATTTTCCAATTCTAAATCAAAAAAAGCACTTATATTTAATATGGTTAATAATAGAACCAATAAACAATATAAATACATAGGAACTAGAATTAAATTACACGCCCCTACAATTGTTTATATTAATAATAAAAAGGTTTCTTACAATTATAAAAATGTAGCCACTTTATATAAGGATTACTATAACAATAAAATGACTGGTGGTGGTGTATCAGTGGCGCATAATGCATCACATATTAATGGTAATCATCCACATCATACTAATGTTTCTAGTTTATTAGAACATATTCAACACGCAAGCAAAGGGGATGGACATGTATTAGCACCCGTTATTAAAACAACCACGCATTATTCAGGTAGTCTTATAAAACACTAATAATTATAATTATAATTATAAGTATAAGTAAAGTATATAAAAATATATTATTTATATATATATATATATAATGTCAGATAAATCAAGTCAGGTTTCATTACAACAACAAGGTTCGCCACCGCAACAACAAGGTTCGTCGCCGCAAGTTACAAATCCATCGGATGGATGGAATATTACTTCCATTATCCCATCTCACCGCACATGTGCTTTAGTCTCTCTTACTAGTGTTGTTTGTGGTGCGATTGGTTATTATTATTATAATAAAAAATATTAATCTTCATTTTTATATGTATCTAACATTCTAGCAGAAGGGTCTAGATTTTTACTAAATGGTTGTTTCCAATAATATGGAATCGTATGTGCTTGATTTGGGTAATATTTATCAAATATTTCTCGATAATATAGCGATTCTTTATCATATGGTTTATTATGAGTATATTTAGCTATCTTTTTTTCATAATCTTCATCTGTATAAATTCTATCAACATATTCCTGTATGATAGTATGCCAGCTCCTTTCACACGAGCTAACACCATCACTAAATGCTTCTTTGCGCCTATATAGTAATTCGTGTGGTAGATATCCTTCGAATGATTTTCGTAGTATATCTTTTTCAATAACATTATCATCAAACATTTTAAGAGATGGGTCCAATGACATTATATATCTCACAAAATCTAAATCTCCAAATGGAACCCTTGCTTCTAGACCAGCCGATGAAATTGATTTGTCGGACCTTAAAACATCGAAGTAATTAATATTTTCAATCATCTTAATATTCTCTTTTAAAAAAGCATCCTTACTTGGGGCAGACATAAACCCTCTATATGAACCTAATATTTCATCTGCGACATCACCACAGAATATAATCTTATCTTCAACTTTTTTAGATATCAACTGGCTTATTAAATAATTTCCAACCGATGCTCTTACTGATGTAGTACAATAACTTTCAATTTGTTTAATTGTTTCATCTATCGATGCTAAGAATTCAGATTCCGTTATAACAAATTCGTGATGATTCGTTTTAAGATAATCTGCCGCTATTTTAGCATATTTCAAATCAACACTTCCTTCTAAACCAATAGTAAATGTATTCATTGTGTATGGTTCATAATATTTACAAACTATAGCTGTTACTAATGTACTATCTAATCCCCCTGACAAAATACAACCAATTGGGCGGTCTGACATTAGACGCATTTCAACTGCTTTTATGAGTTTTTCTTGTATTGTTTTGTGAATAACTGATATTTCAGTATTTTCAAGAGATATGGTTGGTTTATATTCAAAGTCATAGAATTGCTTGAATTGGTCGGTCGATGAATCATAATAATCACCCGGTCTAAATTGATAACATTTCCCATATGTATTCAATGCTTTCATTTCACTCGCCGTATATATAGTTGTTTCTACATTATCCCCTTCGTTATAGTCATTACCTCTTACATAATATAATGACCTGATTCCAATTCTGTCTCGTGCGATGTAATATTTCCCTTGTTTTGTTGTTTCTTGGGTCGAATCATATAATACAAGTGCAAACACGCCGTGTAGCATCGTTAATGTTTTCTTCATTCCGAATAATTTATATAAGTGAATAATAACTTCACAATCACTATTGGTTGTCATCTGAATATTATATGTTTCCACCAATTCTTTATAATTATAGATTTCACCATTACATATAAGATATATACCATCAATATTAAATGGTTGATTGCTTTCTTCATCTAATCCATTAACCTGTAATCTATGGAATCCAAATAAATATCGATCATTGACAACTTTAATAATTGAACTATCTGGACCACGATGTGCTATTTTATAGAATTCTGTTATAGCAGATGTATCAAACTTCCCGTCGATGAAAAAGATTCCACACATTATAATAATTTGTATTGGGTTTATTTTAAGTTTATTTTAAGTTTATTTTAAGTTTATTTTAAGTTTATTTTAAGGTTATTTTAAGGTTATTTTAAGGTTATTTTAAGGTTATTTTAAGTTTATTTTAAGGTTCTTTTAAGGTTCTTTTAAGTTTATTTTATAATTGACGTTGTGTGGCTTAGAGCCCTTGCAGGGATTTGTTGACACCGGTTTGGTGGTAAACGTCACGCATGGCGCGTATTTCTGCTTCCAATTCCTTGTTCTTGGCACACATTTCTGCGTTTTCCTTTTTGAGGCTGGTGGCCAACTCGACCAACCCAAACCAATGAGTTTTAAAGATCTCTACTTGTTCCTCTAGTTTGACCATTTATTCCAAAGCCTTGACTCGTTCACTCAAGTCCATCTTCTCAGTTTTATTATATAATATTTATTACCATCGATTTTTATTATATTTACCATAAATACGTGTCATATAATAGTATATAACACATATGATTTGTATTATGGTCGATTCCACACATTATAATAATTTGTATTGGGTTTATTTTAAGTTTATTTTATAATTGACGTTGCGTGGCTTAGAGCCAACCACCAGGTCTTTCGAGTGTTGCCTCAAGTGTTGGACCAAGTGCTGGGTGAGTGCGAGTCCAGAAATCAGACCCAGTTTTGTATGTTTCCATAGAAAACTGGTTCTCGAAATCCGATAAATCGGTCGGGCTATAGGGGAACAACGTGTTCGCGAATGCGTTTGCCGCATCGTTCCCCCTTTCCCGAAAGATAAATTCCGCGTTCCGGACGATCCACCAAAGAGCATCGGATGTATCATGGTCAGGTACGGTGGCATTGACATAGCGAAGCAACACCAGCATATACGGCAAGATATCAATCGCTTGAACGTTGGTGCTATGTTTTACCAGTAAGTGCGTGCGCTTTTCGGCGCGGCCAATGTCCATTTCATTGTCCATCTCGTCGTAATTATTTATATAATATTTTTTACCATCGAATTTTATTATATATATGATTAACCTACACGTATATAATACTATTAATCAGAAACAAGCACCATGACGTAGTAGCATATAACAGATATAATAACAAATAGGATTGGTATTATTGTTTTAATATGGGTATGCGTCGGGGCATTTATGTTAATTAACGCTGGTTTATATATGAAAAGGAATAGGACGAATAGGAGATATAGTAATATTGCGTTTCTTATAATCAATTTCATTATAATATATATAATTATATATTATTAATTTATATGTTGAATGTAATAAGTCATACTATATATATAATAGACATCATTCTATTAATAATTATATTGATATTATTAATTATATATAAAACAGGATTTATATCTAATGAGAAACGAGAGGGTTTTATAACTTGGTTTCGATCAGATGAAGCACGTCCAAAGGTTTTGCCAAAGACATATACTTGTAGAAAACATTATATCAAACAAGACGTTATTATAGGTACGTATGACTATAAAGGGGTTGTTATATATTCAAGTAAAATATCAGATAAGATAACTGATTTACTATTATACCAATCTAATATATCTCATATATCATCGAAAAGTTTTAAAACAGACGAACTAATATATCACAATCTACATACTGGGAAAGTAGATTTAGCACTTATATCAACACCTGTTATATATAATGAAATGGAGAAGAATATAATAAGACAAAATTATAAACCAATTAATTTTATAGCATCTATGAATGCTGTGTTTATATATTTCATTGTATCTGAAATAGGAAATATAAAAAGTATAAAAGATATAAATAATAGAAAACGAGTTGGAATTGATAAGAATACATCATCGTGGTTATGCGCGATTCATATATTCAATCATCTTAGATTGGTCGAGGGTGTTGATTATATATTTATAAATAACTATTATGTTAAAAACTCTAAATTACTCAATAATGGAAAATTAGATTGTCTAATACATATTGATGTATTCCCTAGCCCTCATATATCTAAATTGTTTATGAATGATTTAGATAATACTCTGCGATTACTTCCATTGGAAGAAATACACGAATCTGACTTTACAAATGAATATAAGATATATACAAGTGGTTATATTAACTTACATCAAGTTTCAATCAATTATACCCCAAAAGTATTGGGACAATTTAAATTCACAACATTTAAACCAATGTTGAAAACATATATGTTTCATAATTACCTACTTGGTAGTCAGAAAACGGAAGGTGAAATTGGATTATCTGTAGTTAAAACTATATTTGATAATATAGCAAATATAAATAAACTCCCCAGTATGATATATACACCATTTGATAAATATAATCTTGTTAATAATCAATTATTTATTGATTTAAATAAAGGGGTCGTGTCATATTATTATAAAAAAGGATATATAACTGATTATAATAATGATAATTGTAAATACCTAGTTGGAAATAAACCTTGTTCTAAGGAAAATCTGGCAAAAGCAGCCCTTGATATTATTGTGTAGAATACAACTATTCAGTTAAACTATTCAGTTAAACTATTCAGTTAAACTATTCAGTTAAACTATTCAGTTAAACTATTCAGTTAAACTATTCAGTTACAACTATAGTAGGGGGTCCATATTGTTCTAAATTATTTTCAGTGCTGGAAATACAAAATCCAACAAGTTTAACATTGGTATTACCCATTTTATAATATGAACCACTATGTTCATATAAATCTTTATAATCTGTAAAAGGGAATTTACCATCTGTTAATTTAACAATTGTTCCTTTAGGGAAGAGGGTACTCTCATCATACTCATCTGTTGTACGATTCATACACCCGATCGATTCAAACTCTTTATTTTCGAGGGATTTCAGGGTCAATGTAGTCATACTTATATACTTATATATATACTTATATAAATAATGTTTTATATAGTAATACATGACAGATTTATTAAGGACTCCTTATGAATTGAAATTGACAAATATTGAAAAATATCCATATATATTTCCACGAGTTTCAAAGTCTATTTTAAATAAACTAAGAATGACTGATATAGCCCTATATAGTATGATTACTTCAGACAATGCCACTTATCTATGTGATTTGCTAGATGACATTTTAAAGCAATATAATATTGATATAAGTAAATTAAAAGGTCTAGATTTGGGTTGTAATACAGGTGGTATTCTATATTACTTCTTACAAAAATGTGCGCATATGACAGGAATTGAGTTTGAACCACTTCATGTAGAAATTTGCCATCATAACATTCAAACACTTGATAAGCAATTATTGAAGAAACTAACACTTTTATATGGTGATGTCGAAGAGATATTTATGGGTGGTCGTATTAATATATCTAACGCAAAATACTTTAATGAAAAATATGTTAAACCGCGTACAAAGAATAGTAAAGCATTAGAAGATATTGGATTAGTATATATTGGTACACCATTTATTGATTTAAAATATGGGAATACTCGGGTTGAATTACTTATACTCAAGATACAAGAAATATATAACCCCACCATCATTATAGTTCAATTACCCTGTAGTATTTATAATGATGTTCATAATGTTTTCTATAAAACGACCTTATATAAGACGTTAAAGATGGTTAATCACGCGTATGATATATCATTTATGTTTGATTATAAACAGAATAATAAATGTAGTAACTTACATCTTATATTAGTAAAAAGGAGGAAGAATAGTATTAAAAGGGATGATGAAATGATTCATTTGAAAGGCGAATATAAATTACAGACACTTCTTAATACACTTGTTAATAAGTTTAATATCAAATGTTATAAACATAAATTCAATATGAATATTATATGGCGACCATTATATTATGAGTCTTATTATATAAATGTTGTTTATTATAACAATAAACTGACATTCAATTCTAAAACTCGGGGGGAAAATGGTGATGTAGAACCTGCTAAATTTAAGGTTGCGTATGAAATGACAGATGACGAAAAGAACAAAAGTAATAAACAAAATAATATAAAATGTCGTGTTAAATACGACAGATTTAAGAATGTTGTTAGTAAGGTTATTGTTGTTTAGAAGGTGTGTTATTTTATTTTCACGATGATATATAATAATATAACATATTATTATATATGACAACAATAACAGGCCTTACAATAACAGGGGATTCTATTACTATTGATTATACACCTCCACCAAATAATTTCGGGGAATATGATTTCGAGAAGTATAATTCCTGTTCTATTATAAGTTCTAATGTGGATAATTCAAACCATTTTAGTTTAAGCGCGTATAGTTTAGAAAGTGGTGATACACTTGGTACATCACACGAATTATTGGGACATTACGCAGCTTATCATAATATAACATTGCTCGATGTTCATAAGGAGAATATTGTATCTTATATTAAACATCATATTGCTAGTTTTGCTAGTTTAACACATATTCCACACCATGATGTTGTTAATATTAGTGCTCATGCTATTAAAAATGGAATTAATTATGGATTGTTATTGGATAATTCATCTACGCAGAATAATCAGTTGACATTAGATAATCAGTTGACACCTCCTACTATATTGTTTAAGAACACGTGGCTTGATCATAATAAGAATACTATAGATTGGACGGATCCAATGAATAATCCAAAAGTTGCCGCATTTACTTGTGTGAATGATCAAGGTCATTGCGGTAGTTGTTGGGGTAATAATACAACAGCGTGTATTACAATAAGACTGGCGATTATAACAGGGTTATATTGTCCAATTGATCTAAATCAATTAATTTCGTGTGATATAGGATATGGCGATAATGGATGTGGTGGTGGTCTAATGAGTAATGCGATGAACTATATTAAAAAACATCCTATATCTGGTCCAAAATGTAGTAGTACTACATATACTGAATTTATAAAAGGATGTGGTCTTACTAGGTGTCATCAATGTATTACATGTGAGAATGACAATTCGGATTATACTATTACAATATCAGATGGACCAAGGGGTTTATACAATCCAACTGATTCGAATGATAATCGTAATGCTAATAATATACAATCAATTATAAATGAATTAATGAATGGTCCTATATGTATTGCGATTGGAGCAGGTGGATCCTCATTTCAGCATTTAAATAGTTCTTCAAATAGATATGACTGGGCGAATGATAAAACAAACGCAAAAAAATTAAATCACGCAGTCTTATTGGTAGGACACGTTATATGTAATAATACGGCATATTGGAAGATACAGAATTCTTGGGGGACTAGTTGGGGTGATAATGGATATTATTATGTTACAACGGATTATTATATGAGAAATTTAACATATTGCACACCTGAATTTAAAAACAGACCACCCAATGAACAAAAATATAAAACACCACAATGTTGTGCTATCGGTCAAACTCTAGGTGGATGTACAGCAAGCCCAAGTTATACAAGCCCAATTTATGTAAAACCGCTTATATTACCTAAAATTGATTAAACAACACATTTGAGCGTTCGTCCTTTATATGTTCGAGATTTATATTTCTTTAAAAAATAATTTAATTCTTTTTCAGGGTCAATATTAAATGTCTTATAAAAAGTAGATAGTTTTTGTAGATTTAACGCACCTAGTGGTTTTGTATGTATAACTGAAATACTATCAACAACCGCTATATTACGCCGATGTAGTATTTTACTCGGTATTACATAATCAATGCCCCACGCTGATTTTATTTTCGGGTCAACTAGTATATGGTATGACTTCGACAATGCTTTTATACTGAATATTGGTATCATTATCTCTACGAAATCTGTATATCTAAACTTACACTTTTTATTTGTTTTAAGCACGTTATGTACAACATAATTCGGTCCATTATCAACTAACGCAGGTTGAAATAAGTCGAATTTATATTTATCACCCATTATAAATAATTTATTTAACTTTGTCACTGATATATCAAGGTCGTCGTCGGGAAATGCGACGAACTTAAATGACTTCCAGTCTTTCCATTTAATTAAAAGTCCTCTTATTAAACTCCATTTGGGTCCTTTATTCTTAACCACTATATCAGATGTTCGTTTGTATTTTTCTTCTATCTCTTTATTATCCCCGTAATATATAACACATAAAACATACTTACGTGATTCACTAAACCATTTTTTCTTATAATGAAGTGATTCATCACCCGCGCATATAACAATTAGATACTGATATGATTTATATTTATTGTATGATGGATTAATTGTTATATCAAGTTTATTATTATTTACCTTATTATTAGACTTAGTATTGTTAACCTTAGTATTATTAGACTTAGTATTGTTAACCTTAGACTTGTTCAATGTGTTTCTATTAGTTACACGATTTCTATTAGAGTTTAATCTATTTATCATTAATTATATATAATATAATTAATATTAACATAATAAAAGCATATGATATATATATGTTTCTAATTCTGTCTTATTCGACGTAATCATTTTTTTATCTAAATATAATTCTTTATTACTTACATTGTATTTATCTATAAGACCCGTTATAACTGAACTAAGCAATTGGTCGTGATTGCCTTTATTATTGCTAATCTTACCATCTTTTATATTAATATATACTTTTCGACTAGAATTAGACTTAGAACTGGAATTAGAATTAGACTTAGAACTGGAATTAGAACTGGAATTAGACTTCGCCAATTTTAAGTGTTTTAGAACTAATTTTTTAAAATATAATTCTAGTTTATCCTTATACTCGGTTGATAATGGGGGCTTGTTTGATTTAGATGTGACGTGTGGAATAACGATTGGATAATCAAATAATATAAAATCAGCAAAATATACAGAATTGATTAGATGTATATCTTCGTGGGATAACTCTTTCATATATGATTTCTTTAAATTATCAACTTTTATATTATATGTATTTGGTTTATTAAACCATAATTCTTTTTGTAATTTAAATTTCTCATATATATGTTTCATATCTTTATCCATTGTTTCATAATGACCTATATAATCCATCCTCTTTTTATTACCATTATATATATACATATATTGTGGAATGACATGTATATTATATATAGTTGGTGTATTACTAGATACTTTACCTAACATTTTACAATATTCAGAGAATGACGATGGTTTATTATATTTACCGACCCATACCCCATAACTTGATTTAACAGCGTGTTTATTTTTAGCACCTAAGAATAAATCTTTATAAGCAGAATAACACCTGTTATATGGATTTCGAACTATACAAAATTTAAAGTATTTAGATATCATATTACGAGGAACATATGATTCTAATATAGATTGATATATATGTGCTAAGTCTGTTTTATCATCAGAACCCCAATATATGAAATCTTGTAAGTCTTCATAACGGCGTTTTTTTGTCATATGCCACCGCATCTTATCTGTTATACTCTCTCCCCCTGTTTTTGGAATATGTATGAAGATAAATTTATGTTTTATTGATAATATCATATACTATGTATATAGATATATAATATATAGCTATTGGAATATGTTTTATATGTAATTTAAGATAAAACAAATATTACTGAAATAATATATTAATCATTAGTATATGAAACCGACATTTCTGATTATTGGAACACAAAAGGGTGGGACATCTGCTGGGATTTTCTATCTGAATCAACATAAAGATGTCTTTATGCCAAGTGGCGAACCACATTTTTTTGACGAACATTATGACAAGGGTATAGAATGGTATGAAAACCATTTCTTTAATGGTAATAAACATTATATTAGAAAAAAACAAAGAGGTGAAAAAACACCAATACTTTGTTTTTTTAGACGTTCAATGGACAGAATTAAAGAGCATTATCCAGATATAAAACTTATAATATTCTTAAGACACCCTGTTGCGAGAGCATATTCGCAATATAATCATATACGTGACTTAAGTGACCCTAAATCAAATAAGTATAACCCAGATGATAGAATGTTTGTTGAAAATAATCTTACATTCCGTCAAATATTAGAACGAGATTTGAAGAAAAAGGATTATCAAGATTATCAAACTATACTACAAAAGGGATTCTATGACGAACAACTGAAATATATTCTTAAATTATTTCCTAAAAAAAATATCAAAGTTGTTATATCAGAACGATTCAAGAAATCACCGATAATAACAACTAATAGTATGTGTAGATTTCTAGGAGTTGGACCCATTGAAAAAACTAAAATCAAAATACGAAACGATTTACATAAACGTTCATATCCAAATCAAATATCAAAGAACGACTATGATTTCTTACTTCGATTATATAAACCACATATGGAAAAACTATATAAAATGTTCAAGAAAAGAGTAAAAGAATGGGATACGATGACATATGAGAAGATAATTGAATCACAGGATGATTAATGAACTTTCTTAAAACCATACATTGTTACTGGATTCAAGAAATTATTGTTTTTTCGATTGCCTTTCATAAACCATTTATTTTTATCTTGGACAATACGTGGTTTGGTTGTTGATTGTGAATTCGGATAATCAAGTATTACTTTATGATAATCCGCATTATCTTCATAAAATTCGTGGATTGCTATGTGAACATCGCTATGTAATACATCATCGTGCATAACTATTCCGTTTTTTTTCAAGAGTTTATCGGCATACTTACTATCTGACATAACAATATCATATGCGTGCCCACCATCTATAAATATTATATCATATTTTGTTCTTGATTTAGTTAAATGTTCCATTGCTGTATCACTATTTCCTTTTAACCATTCTACATCTATATGGTCTTTCTTTACTCTTGCTATATTATATAATCCAACCGAATTCCATTGTGTATCCTGATTGGGGTCAACCACCTTATATTGAATCTTTTTATTATATTGATTTAGTATATTCATTATAAACATTGCTGATGTTCCATATGCACATCCTATTTCCAATACATTTATATTCTTCATCGAAGGTTTTACATATGCTTTTATCATTTCAGATATAAAAACACCCTCTAATCTATTTATATGTGAATGTAATTCATAGAATTTATTTTTATATCTTGTCCCCCATTTATATATGATGTTATATATAATATCATTATCAATATACTTATTCAATAAATCAAGGTCCTTCTTATATTTCTTGTATGTATTATTGTTTTGACTTGGTTTATTATATTTTAATAAAGGAACATCTATTGTTATTGTTTGTTGTTTGTTAACAGGTTGTTTATTGCTTGTAAATTCTGTTTTTAGTATTTTAACCTTCATATTATTTGATTTATTATTTGATTTATTATTTACCATATACATTATATTATATATATTATATATGAGTAAAATAGCATTTTTATTTCTAACAATTGATAATTTAAAACACCCAAAAATATGGGATAAGTTTTTTGACGAAGTTGATAAAAAGAAATATAATATATACACTCACCCTAAAAATGCTAATAAAGTCACTAATAAATTATTAAAATCGAACCATCTTATTGAAACCCCAGTAAATACAAAACACGGATATTTAGTAGAAGCAATGGTTCTACTAATGGGTACAGCATTAAAAGATAAAGAGAACAAATACTTCATTTTTGTAAGTGATTCTTGTATTCCTATTAAGAATTTCGATAGAGTATATGATGATATAACAAAGAAATATAAAACAAATCTTGTTATGGAAATGAGATTAAAAGAATGGAATAAAGAAGCAAGATATAAAGGTCTTTTATCTGAACTAAAAAGGGGTGGTTCAACTAATAATAAGAGTATTGATATATTACCACAAGAATGTTTGAGTAAATTTTCACAATGGAGTATATTAACTAGAGTAAGTGTAGAAAAGATTGTTAAAAGCCCTTATCTTAAATTCTTATATAAAATGAATGCTGGTGATGAATTTATATTATCTATATTGAATTGTGATTCGAAAGGTATATATAAAAAATTTGATTATAAAACATTACCATCTACATATGTTAATTGGGAATTATCTGATAATTTTGCTTCTCAATTAAGAAGTATTAAAAAATCTCTCGATGGTGCTTTAAAAAAATATAACTATGGATTAATGGAGAAAGATAGGTTAATATTAAAAGACATCATAGCACAACTTAAACAAGAACATATCGATATAGCATCTCACCCACGTACCTTTGAAAAAATAACACAACGTGATATTAAGACACTCAACGAAACACCTGCTTTATTTGCGAGAAAGTTTAATATTGATTCTGATATATTAGACCACATAGATAGTATTTGGTGAATTATATATCTATATATATAGTAATGACTAATTCTATTTTAGCAAATATAGAATCTCTATCTACCAAAGACCATATTAAAACTCGTCTTTATTACAACGAAGGAGAAAAGGATGCTTGTTTAAAATCTGTTAAAGAATTAATTACAACAAACCCACGTCATACAAATAAGTTTGCTAAACATAAGACATTCGCGCATAATACTCTATATACAGCAGGAGATATACTCGATATTGAAAGATATGGATTATTACCTATTAGAACTATATTTAATAAATCAAATAAATCAAATAAATCAAATAAATCAAATAAATCAAATAAATCAAATAAATCAAATAAATCAAATAAATCAAATAATAATAGTAAGTCGAATGATAAGAAGTCGAATGATAAGAGTAAGGGTGGTGATAAGAATATGTTTAAGGTGTTGATGAATAAGAAACTTCCTTCTATATATAAAACAATTGATTTAGATTCAGTGAGAGAAACACTTATTTATATGTTTAATAAATTACAAAAAGGTATTCTTGTTGCGATTGAAGATAATAAACTTAGAGTGTTTCTTCCATTCTATAATCAAAAATGGAGCAATGACTATATAGATAAGTTATATTTTAATGAAAAAGACAAGAAGAACTTGGAAAAACTTAAGAAATTAATGGATAAATCAACCAACACTAATACCAATTCAAATGAAATAAAAGAATTAATGAGATTGAGTAGAGATGAAGTAAGTAATTTCTATAAAAGTCGTGGTAATCGTAGTGGTTATTTAATTGATAGGTCTAAATGGTTAGCCAATGATTGTATGGCGGTTAATCATTATCCTATTAAAAGTAAAATGACACATGGGGGATCTGAATACTTCTATTTATTAACAGAAGTCTTGAAATCTCGTAAAGTGAATGATGCCGTATTCTTTATCTCATATCGTGATTTACCTGTTCTAAAAAATGACAGAACAGAACCTTTTGACGCTTTATTTAAAAACTATAAATCCGTTGGTGGTAGCATTGGTAATAATGGAAGTAAGGGCAATACTAGGAATAAAAGCAATAATGGGAATAAAAGCAATAATGGGAATAAAGGTGTTAAATTATCATCTGAATATAGAGGGGTTCATTTTATTCCTATATGTACCCCTACCACTGGTGTTGGATATGCGAACTTACCACTTATTGATAGTGAAACGATTCAACTTATAAGTAATAAGGTATTTCCAAATAAGTGTGATGATAGTTATACTAAGGAGAAAATGAAAGATATTGTTAAAGAATGGTCTAAGAAGAAAGACATTGCGGTTTTTAGAGGAATGGCGAGTGGATGTGGTATAACCATTGATACTAATAAAAGATTAAAGGTTGCTGATTTAGCAGTTGATAATCCCGATATACTAGATGCTGGTATAACAAACTGGAATGCCAAAATAAAGAAAACGGCAACTGGGATGATGGATGTTATTGATGAGAAGGTATTTCGATTTGGACTTGCTACTCCAAAATCACGTAAGGAAATGTCTGAATATAAATATTTAGTTCATATAGAAGGACATAGTGCAGCATTTAGAATGTGTTATGAATTGAGTCTTAATTCTGTTATGCTATTCGTTAAGGGAAAATATGAAGTATGGTGTAATCAATTCTTAAAAGAAGGAGTTCATTATATTGCTATTAAAGAGGATTTATCTGATTTAGTCGATAAAATTAAATGGTGTAAGAAACACGATGCTGAATGTAAGAAGATTGCCGACAACGCAATGAAATTCTATGAAAAATATTTGACAAAAGAGGGGTGCTTTGATTATATGGAATGTGTTCTAAATCAAATGGCGAGTATAATGTCTCCTAAATTCATAACAAAAACCAAAAGTAAAAAGAAAGTAGCAGTTATAACTATATATAGATATACTGCTAACAAATCACGAAGCAAACAACGCAAATTATTTATTGAACTTATGAATGCTTTACTTGAACCATTATGCGGATTTCATATATATATTATAACACAAAGCGATGATGGAGAAAAGTTTAATATTGGGAAACTCAAAAATATTGGATTTGAAATAGCAAGTAAGGGTGGGTATGATAACTATATATTCAGTGATATAGATGCTATTCCAGATACAGAATTAATTAAATACTTCTATGGAAATATTGATGGATTTTACTCTCTTGCTAGATGGGGAACTAGATATAAATCAAATAATATGACAGGTGGGTACAAAGCAGTGAAAGGTGGGTACGCTAATAATAAAAGTAAAATGTTTATGGGGACTCTTATTGGATGTAATAAAGAAAGTTTCATTAAAATTAATGGATATCCAAACAATTTATGGGGGTGGGGTGGTGAAGACGATGTGTTAAGAGATAGAATTATACGAAGCGATGTTGATTTACAGCAGAATAAAGAGGGATGTATAATAGATATGGAGATGAAAGATAACAAAACAATTGAAATACGGAATAAATTGAATCAATTGAAAAATAAAAATCTGAAAGAACCAGCTAAACGAGAAAAACGGGAATTGGATGAAAAACACTGGGAAACGAATGGTCTTAATTCTCTTATATATAAAGTGTTAAAGACGAATAAAGTAAATAAAACAACAACTGAATATGAAGTGGATCTAAAGAAGAAAGAGGATGTTAAGAAAAGAGGGGAGTTGTTTGTTTAGATTCATTAAGCCACTTTTCTTAATGTAATCCAGTTTTCTTTTTTAAGTTGAGCTATAAAGGTTTTATCTAATGTAGTAAATGTTTTTGGATGACTCCATACATTCGATAGTTGTTTTTTCAACTCTATCTTATTATTTTTATATTTATCCCATATCTTATCGGCTTTCAATTGACACTCGCTCCAATCAACATATCCTATCTTTTCATTGTGTATTTGTTTTTCTAAGTTATTTGTTATATTAAGTAATGTTAATATATGTTCGTTGCCAATATCCATTGTTTTGAACAATTGTAAATATTTAGGTGGACTTTTTAATATTTGTTTAACGTGTTTTCTATTAAGGCAATACCAAGGATTATGTTTTATAAATTTAGAGGGGTATATTATATATTTCCCTTTTACTTTATAAGTTTCCAATACTGGTTTAATTCTATTAATCCAATCATTTCGAGAGTCAATTTTTAGTATTTTAAAAAATGACTTATTATCTGCTGTTAATTTTTTATACATTCTGGAGAATGATATTATAGGTATATCTGATTCAGTAACAAGAATAAATTTATAATTGTTCTTATCCTTAATTGCCTCTTTGAATAATTCTAATATTGCACCTACTACGTGATAGTAATCAGTCTTAACAATAGTATCTATAATATTGTCACGCACAAGCCTGTCTTTTATATAAGGTTTTTTATTACCTGGAATATTATAATATGAATATGGATGAACATATATAGAGTATTGTTCTTCATGTCCTTTGAAGTATTTATTCCATAACTGAATGCGATTTAATGTATCCTTTGTCAAGAATAAGAATGCTATTTTCTTCATTACTATTTACTTATATTATATTATGAATATAGATTGTCGTAGATTATTTCATTATTTCTAGTGCGTTATTATTAGAATTATTGTTCTGGATTTTTCGAGGAAATCTATATGTTCTATTATAAATATTTTGACCTTTATTATCTATGTATTTACCCTTTGATTTCTTCATTATAATAATACAATTCTGCCCGAAGAACACAGACTCAATACTATTAAGAACACTTTTTGTTAAAAATTTAGAATATTTATGACAAGGTTTTTGTTTTGACGGAATAAATTCTATATTAATCCTATCAATCACCTCTTTAAATATATCAACAACTGATATATTATGATACATATAACCAACCTTTCTACCATATAATTCGCCTTTTCTCCAATATGATGTCTCGATATCTTCTATTATATATACACCACCATCTTTGAGTAGTCTTGAAAATAAATAATTAAATGTTATAATTTGGTCAACTGGAACGTGGGAGCCGTCGTCTAATATTATATCAAGTTTATCATTGATGTCTTCTACAACGGATTTTAAAAACTTTCTGTCTGCTTGATGTCCTGTAAATAATTTAGTATTCTTTACTTTTGTTTTCTTTTCATCAATATCAATACCATATATAAATGATTTTGGTAAATATTCACGCCATATATCAATTGAAAAAGTATTTTCTAATCCTATCTCTAATAATTTACAATTTGTATCTCTATAATGTCCTAGAAAAATCGGATAAAACCGATGATATGCGTGATGATGAATTTTATTCGACCGACTTGATTTACCTATTTTGCCGTATTCATTTATTACTTTATTCATATAATATATGATATATTATATAATAACAACACATCTATAATTCAACAACTAGCATTATCTTATTTTTTTCTAATTCTGTTTTTGACGATACTTTATATTTTAATGCATCGAGTGTATTATCAAATAATCCCTGTTTAACAACACTCCATTTAGTATCCCGTAATTGTGTATATCTCTCTTGAGAACTATGACATTTGTTACATATATAATTCTTATTATTAATTAATTCCTTATTATTTATAATTGCCCCCATCTTTTCAACTATAACTTGTTTTTTATCTATATCACCACTATATGAAGAACTATATTGCTGTGATAGAACAATCTTATGTTTCATTAATCGTTTATTGAAAAAATATCTATGAATATGATTATTTAATTGATAATTTTCTTTTGAATGATGATTTCGTTTCTTACCATCTTTCCACTTACCACCGACTTGATTGGAACTAATATAAGGAAACCCATCTAATTTCTTGAACATATCACAACCAATACTAAGTGTTCCGTGATTAGCATATACATCAATGCTTAAATCACGCAACGAAGTAATACTTAGAACACCATCTACACACTTATAACTCTTACTATCAATAACTTGTTGATTATCAATAAAAAAGAATGTAACATCTGCGTTTTTATAATGTTCATTGTAATATTTATATCCAATATTATATAACATATATATATTAACATCAGTCATACATCTTATAAATATAACAACATCATCTTTACTAATTCCATCTGCTATATTTTTATAATTTGACTTAAACACTTTATTCGTAATATCGTCTTTTATACTTATAATAAACACCCGACTCTTACATTTAACTTCGTCTAATACAAATGAATATTGTAACTCTTCAAATTTATATTGTTCTCTATCTTTTTTATTTACGATTACTTTCAATTTATCTATATTAGTGCCTATTTCATCATTATCATATGTCATCATTTTTCGCTCCTTGAGTGGAACAAGTGCATAACAATTTTTATCAACATCTAAAAAAGGAATATTATGTTCAAGACGAATCTCATGGACTGCTTTCTTGACACCAGACCAAAATAAGTAATCATCCCCCACCATTATAACATCTGGGTAGTATTTCATTATTTCAACTAAATCACCATACACTTCTTTATATGAATGACCCATATCTAAATATATCAAATCTACTTTTACTTTCATCCCGTGTAGATATTTAAGTGCCTCCCGCCCATCCATTCTGACAGGTATAATCTTATCTTTGTAATTCCACACATTGTCTATATATCTATTATATAACTCATCTTCATCTGTTCGTGTTCCGATACTACTATCCCCTTTCCACCAATCAACACATATAAGTTTCGACTTGGCGGAGATTTGACTAGCAATTAAACGAGATGACATTCCAAGCCATACCCCAAGTTCTAGAACAACACATTCTTTACTACCACATTTATTTTTCAAATATTTATTTAGTAATACAATGTTATTAGGAGTAAACCACCCCATTGTTATATTACTATTTGATAATTTTGGGCGTTTAGATGGAAACTTATGTTTACCCATAAGTTTCTGAATGGACATATAATATATATAATATATATTTATATAACTAGTATATACATATGTATATAATAGACAATAAAAGAAAAATTATATTTGTCACTACTCCGAAATGTGGATCACAACACATTAACTATCTATATGCTTTTCTTATAGACAAACAGATGAAGTTTCGGGGAGTTCATAATTTACCACCTAATTACAAGAAATTCACTATTATATTCACTATAAGAAATCCCTATCATCGGATTATATCGGGATTTAGGGAGAAATATTCGAATGATTGGCAGAGAGAACATTTTCTATCACACTATTCAATACCTAACATAGTATATAATAAATTAACCTTTAGTCAATTCATAAATGAACTACATCTCAATAAACTCAAACATATAAATAAATATCACTTCATCCCGCAAACAGAAGAATTCGATAAAATAAAAGATTGTGAGAAACTTATTATATATGACTTATATAATATTGATTATGAATATATAGGTAAGTTATATGGCAAACATATACCAGATGAAGTAAAAAAGAGAAGAGGCAATCATACAAATAAGAGTACTTGGTAATTGAAGGAATATGTATATAACAAGCCGAACATATCATATAGATATATGAAGATCGATACCAAGTATTTCTTCAATGATGATTTACATAATAAAATGTATGAATTCTATATGCGAGATTTTGAGGAATTCAAAAAGAGGGGGTTTGATTTTAAGATGTGCGCGTGATTACCTATACATATGGAAATGTCTTAAATTTTAATATAGACTCTTTATCTTTTATGAATAACGCATATGAACTTGATATTAACTTGCGCGCATTTTTATTCTTCTTAATCCATGTATTATCATTTATGTATATCCAATAATCCAATATTATAATGAAACTCAACACACCCATCGTCATATTATATATAACCTTAAATGAGTTTTCTTTTGTTTTATCTGGTGTTTCCGCATCTAGAATATATGGGTGTGCTATATCAATTATTTTCGCTCTTACATCTTTACTTCCATATAATAGAAATAGACTACTTCCTACAAATCCGATTGCTTTCTTTTTACTTGATGACTTGGATTTTAAACGCAATGCTGTTTTTATATTTGGTAATATAAAATATTGAACCATATCAAATAATTTGTCATATAAATCATTTGCTTTCTTCTTATTATGTTTGAAAAAAATATTTAATACTATAAGAGGGTGTATAACATATAAATCATACTTCTCTTTCTTTTTTAATGTAGATAAACTATCCTTTTCAATTTTACCATATAATAAGTCTTTTATACTAGCAGGTAATCCAGCACGTGCTATATATTTATCTATATTATCATTATATAAAGTTTCACTATTCTTATTGGCTTCTAATATATCATCTTTAAGGGTTGTCCCCTCTAATCTAAATCCATATTCGTGTGATGTTGAATATTTAGTATTTATGAACTTATGCCTTGTTGATTTAAATAAACCAGAGTCGTGTTTGAATGCCGATTTATAACCGAGTTTTATATCTATATTCCTAACATTATTTCCTAGATTTTTATTTAGATTTTCAATTGAGAAATAATCCACTCCATTAATAGAGCAATATTTCTTGTGGAAGTTGGAGAAATGTTCTAGAAATACACTTGGAATAGCACTATTCTTTACTAATTTGTGTAGTTTCTTATATATAACCAGTTCTTTATCATTCTTTTGAAATTTTTTACCACATTCAATATATTTACATTTTGATTTTTTGGCGGGGTCAATGAAGTTTATAAACGCTCCCTCGTGTCCCCCCATGCCTTTCTTAACACAATAATACTTTTCATTGCAGTCTTTTGGTATATTAGTAGCACAAGGCGGATACATATTACTATATAGTTATATTATTAATCTAAAATGAATATTATTAATCTAAAATGAATATTATTAATCTAAAATGAATATTATTAATCTAAAATGAATATTATTAATCTAAAATGAATAACCCTCCTGTAGTCCAAAATATGTAGACATAATTTCCCATACAGCATCTCGTTTTTTGTTTAGCTTTCTTTGTTTCAATATATCAATCGGGGTTTCACCTTTATTATTTTCAATCAATTTTGCTCCGTTCTTTAGTAAAACCTTAATTTTAGACATATTAATATATGGGGATCTACATAAGATGTGAAGTAGTGTATCACCAGCAACATTTGTTTTACCGCGTTGAATATTATATTGTAGGTTAATATCAATCTGGGGAAATAGCTTCATATGATCCATTAATAAATCGGTGGATGATATATTACGACGAGACAATAGTGAATGTCCGTAGCGATTTAATATTGTAGGGTCAATAATGTCTTTGTATTTAACAAGGTCTTCGTATTTTAGTTCATAAAACAATGGATATTTACCATCACATATTAACGTATTTGGGTGTAATATTCCATTCGATATAACATCCTCCAAAAATATAGAATATCGTGTCAAGTTTTTAATAAACTTCAATATATATGGAATACGAAACATCTTAGAACTATTGAATCCAGTTGATAATAGTAATGTCTGTATATTATTAGACAAAGGTATACCGTTCCTGACATAATATTTTGTCGCTCTACAATCCACGATGAAGCCGTGAGATATTATTAATTCAACAAACTTGATATTATCGGATTGAAATATAGAACAAATCATTCTAATAGCCCAATCTTCTTGAGTATTTATATTAACACCATCATTTAATAATTCTTCAGCGTGTTTATATATGTCAAGGGCTTCATTCTGTTTAATATAATTTCTATTATCAATAATATAATAACCAAATTCAATAGTCTTTTCAATTGAGAATGACATAGGTAATACAAATATATTTTCAGATATGTCAATCACAGATGTTGGTGTTAAACTATCCTCCTCCCCATTATTATATAAACGCAGTTTATATTCTAGGGGCGAATAAGATAGTTCTTTATAGGCGAGTTCTACTAATGGGTAGTATGTTAAAACAATATCATCCGCAATAGGACAAATCTTTGTAATTCCAGTCATTGTTATAAGTGTAATTTCAGGCATAGTTGATTATAATGACAATAATATTTAAATCGATTTTATAAATCTTAAATAAAAATCGATGTAAATTTATTATAAAATTATTGTACTTATAAAATGAACAACAACAACGAAATCAAAACGATTGAAAGTAATATGGAAAATATTAAAATTGAAAAGAAGAAATATGTGAGACCTAAATGTATTCACGGGAAGCGTAAGTCGGTATGTGTCGACTGCGGCGGTGGTTATATATGTCCTCATTTGAAAGAAAAATCAAGATGTCGGGAGTGTAGCCCTCATAATTATTGCGAACATAATAGAAGAAAATCAGAATGTATACCCTGTCACGGGTCAAATGTCTGTATTCATAGTAAATTAAAGCATATGTGTAAAGAGTGTCTGGGATCATCCCTATGTATTCATCTCAAAAGAAAAACTTCGTGTAAAGAATGTAATATTTATGGATTATATTGCGAACATAATAAAAAGAAGATATATTGTACCATCTGCGACGGAAGTGGATTATGCGAACATAATAAAAAGAAGATATATTGTACCATCTGCGACGGAAGTGGATTATGCGAACATGGTATCGGTAAATATGGTTGTTCTCAGTGTTCGACTAGAAAACTATGCGAACACGGTAAAACAAAAAATGTATGTAAGGTTTGTTCGGGGGTTAGCATTTGCGAACACGGAAAACGAAAAACCCACTGTCGGCTATGCGGGGGTAGTGTTTTTTGTGAACACGATATACAAAAAACAACTTGTAAGATTTGTAATAAAAATGCTTATTGTGTTCATGGTGTAATCAAATCACAATGTATTAAGTGCGATTCTGATAGTATATGCGAACACAAAAAAAGAAAAACAAAATGTAAAATATGTTTGGGTGGTAGTTATTGCGAACACGGCAAACTAAAGGCGTATTGTAACGAACACGGGGGGCAAGCCCTGTGTAAAAGCACTTGGTGTGAAACAACAAAACGTAAGAAATATAACGGATATTGTTTATCTTGCTGTGTTAACCTCTTTCCAGATGTTCCCGTTTATAGAAATTATAAAACAAAAGAAAATGATGTTGTCACCAGAGTAAAAGAAGTCTTTCCGGATTTTAGTTGGATTGCTGATAAAATAATCAAAGACGGGTGTTCTAAACGAAGACCTGACCTATTACTTGATATGGCAACTCATATTATTATTGTAGAGGTAGATGAAAACAAACATAGTAATTATGATTCTTCTTGTGAAAATAAAAGACTTATGGAACTATCACAAGACTTAGGATATAGACCTATTGTATTTATAAGATTTAATCCAGATGCTTATACTAATGCCGATGGGGTTAAAATAACTTCTTGTTGGAGACTTAATAAGCTAGGTGTAATGTCTATTATGAAAACAAAAGAAAAAGAATGGAAAGAACGAATTCTTAAATTGACAGATACTATTGATTATTGGATTAAGAGTATAAATGAAAAAACAATTGAAATAGTTGAATTGTTTTATTAAATATTTAATAAAATATACTTAAAGATTTATATGTATGTATATATAAGAAGTGTTTGATAATTAAATAAATATTTATTTAGTTGTAATATATTTATACTTAAAGATATATATGTATGTATATATAATAAGTGTTTAATATATTAAAATCAATACTTACATATTTTATATATAGTAATATATAAACGTATTTGGTAAAACAAATACATATGCTCGCGTAACTCAGCCAGGTTAGAGTGCCCTCCTTATGAGTGGGAAGCCCCGAGTTCAAATCTCGGCGTGAGCACCATTTCCCATCGGAAATAATCTTTTTTTCAATTTCAATTTCAATTATAATCTATTTCGACAAGAGATAAATTATAAACCACCATCTTATCATAAGATAGTGAATATTACCTCAAATCATCATATTCTGGATTTGGGAAAGTTTCAACTTCTATCCCAAATCCTTCGTTGAACCCACCGCATTTAAATTCTCTCATCGCCGCGTGTTCTTCAACAGGCAACGCGACTTTCAAGGCACTACGCCATTCATCTTTAACGGACCAGTGATTGTACTGGAGTACAGGCGTTGACGTGTTATGAGACATTAGTATCTGTTTAAATTCTTATTATAAAACTTTCAAATTTTTATAATAAAACATCAAATCAACAAATAAAAGTAGCAGGGGCAATCAGATCTTTTCCATAGGGATTAGCCGGAGTAATCAGGGCTTCATTGTTGAATAAAAACTCAATGTATTCTGGTACCCCCACCCACCTATTATCCAATCTACGTTTAATTATATCAATAGTATGCTGTATGTCAGAGACTTTATACACTATACTATTGTATAGTGGTGTCGAATAGTACCCAATCTGATGTTTCTTGAATATTGTTTCAAGTACATCAGACTTGGAGGAAGTTGCAACTCTACACGTCGCTAGTAATCGAATAATATCGCGAATATGTATAGAAAACTTAACATAATCGCGTTCTTGGACAATCCTGTTATACCACCCGTCGTATATGGGGGGTGTCATAAAATCAAGAATACCACATTGGACGTCGCCTCGTTCAAGTAGAGGATTCATTGTCTTTTGTAATGTAATTACATAAAATTAATCAATTTTATATAATTAGGGCTTTATAATGGTTCCCAGTGGATCTAGTGGGGGACACGTGTCATGCACGTATAGCATACCGCTTTCACCTTGATTTGCTCGAGATGGATAGCCAATAGGGTGTCCGATATATGACGGAGGATGTCCACTGAAAAGCATCGACGCTTAGCCACTTTAAGCGCGGTTTTATATATCTCCTCCTTCTCACGAAGGACCGCAAGAGAAGCGATGACACGTGTGAGGGTGACGGTGGCTGGGAGCATCATACAGGATAATAAAACCCTATAATAAATCACCATCGATTTTTTAAATATAAAACTAAAATATAAAACTAAAATAAAACTAAAAAATAACACTATCTACTTAGTAAACAAACGCGGAAGAATACACATACTCATCAATTCGTGGATTAGCAACTTACTAGCATATGGAATTTGGACTTGTTTGAAATTCCGTGATGATTTACAATACGTACATTTAAACTTATTTTCTTCTGGGTTAGCAACCCCAATAATACCACATTCTTGACATACATATACCAAGAATTTATCAGAATTATCAAACATTCTCTCTTTGAGGAAGAGAGATGTTCCGTGCGCCAATAGGCAATCACGTTCCATTTCTCCCAATCTCAACCCACCATCTCTTGCCCTACCTTCTGCTGGTTGTCGTGTCAATAGTTGATAAGGACCAGTTGAACGAGAGTGAATCTTATCATCAACCAAGTGCTTCAATCTATAATAATGAGTTGGTCCAATAAAGATATCACAAGTTAGTTGTTCTCCTGTTTTACCATTATACATTACTTCCTTACCCGATGAATGAAACCCGCATTTAGTCGATAGAATTTCTCCAATATCACTTACATTAACACCACAGAATGGTGTTGCGTCACATTCAACACCCTGAATAGTAGCTACTTTACCCGTAATACATTCTACAAGATGTCCTACTGTCATTCTACTAGGAATAGCATGAGGGTTCACAATAATATCTGGAACAATACCATCTTTAGTGAAAGGCATATCTTGTTGTTTATAAACAATTCCAATAGTTCCCTTCTGTCCGTGTTGTGAAGCAAACTTATCCCCAATTGTTGGAACTCTGTCTGATCTAATACGGACTTTACAGAAATTATACCCATCAGATGTTTTATTACACACCACTTTATCAACGATTCCTTCTGTACCTGCTTTAATCGTTTTACTAGCATCTTTAAACTTAGGACCATCACTATTTTTCAATGGAATTGTTTTACCGATAATAATATCATTGTCTTTTACATTGGTTCCTACTTTAATAATACCATTATCATCCAGATGTTCATAACTACCGAATTTCATCTTCTCCGTTTTAAGTTCTCCATTTGGATATAGTTTTTCGGGTTTACAGAATTTTTCTTCAGCCAATGTGGATTGATTTTTCTTCTCTTCGTCTTTATATGTCTTAAATTTACTAGTAGCAAACAAATCCCGTTCAATGGCGCTCTGATTAACAATAAGAGAATCCTCTTGATTATACCCAGTATAACTAGCAATGGCAACAATCGCATTAACCCCTGAGGATAGTATATGCCCATTAAGATATTTACTTTGTCTTGTATTAACCAATGAACGCTGTGGATAGTGTAGAATTAGACCATCTGTATCCATTCTTTTTCTGAAGGTTGTTGAATAAATCCCAATTGCCTGTTTTCCCATAGCACCCTGATAAAGATTACGAGGCGCCTGATTATGATTCGCAAACGGGATATTACACGCCAATACCCCAAGCATCATTGACGGATGTAACTCGCAATGAGTATAATGATAGTAGTGTTCATTGTCTGGGTTATTATCATCTAAGTCCTTGTGTGTTAGCGCAAACATAGATGTATCTGCTTCTTGAGGGTCAATGTATTCAATCACAGAAGTTGCTTGAGATTTCAAATCTTCAGACGGAGAAGCCAATAGGTCATCCCATTCATAATCATCTTTCAATCTATCCGCTATTTCATTTGTAATATTCAATTTATTATCATTTACAATATAAAGGGGTCTAACAATTCGACCACCATCTGTTGAAATAATAAGCTCATACTCTTCCATATACCACGCAATAGACGTATAAATATTAACAACTCCGTTTCTTCTACTCTTTTTCAATTCATTCGTTAGCGTGTTTGGGGCTGTATGAATTCCCACCCAATCACCATTTATAATAATCTTACAATTGTTATGAACATCAATCGGTCGAACATCATCCAATTTAGACATCCCCAAATCAATCAATAACGAATAGACAATGTCCGGGTTTGAGAATAGAGTAATAGTACTCATTAGAGACAGATTCTTAACAATACCAACGGGTTGTCCCTCTGGTGTTTCACAAGGGCAAATATTACCATATTGTGTATTTGTTAATTTACGCGGAACATCTGAAACCCGATGGGTCATTGGTGAAACAACTCTTCTAAGATTTGAAATTGTCCCTAGATATGTAATTCTTTGTAAAACCTGTGCGACACCCTTCTTATCTGATTGAGTTTTCAAACCCCATGTTCCTGTTGATAGTGCGTATTTCATACCAGTCTCGATTTTACCCGGCTTGATTTTCTTTGATAGGGATGCGCCAATAACATCATATGATTCAATCTTTGATGTTCCATTGAACTCATTACTGAGACTACGTCTTAGATCTTTAACCATTTCATTTAGATGTGTCTTAAATAGTGTTTTAAGCAACTCGCCGGGTGTTTCAACACGTTTGTTAATAAATGAATCTCTATCATCATACGGCTCCACATTACTTGATTTAAGCAAGAGTTTCCGGGTCATATAACCCAAAAAGTATGCCTTCTTAATATTACTATCTCCAACGTGTGGGAATAATCGTTGAATAAGAATATTATAAACATTTGTTAGTTTCTCTTCTGGTTTAATTTCCTCCTTCTTAAAATACGTATTGGTCATCGAATACTTGGATATAAATTCAAGCGCCATTGTCTGAGTTAGAATAGGAGACCCCTCCTCAATAGAAGGTTTTAATAGTTCGACAAGATTCATATTATTCTCATCATTAATATCTAGTAGAATATGCTCCATAATCTCTTTGTCTGATACAATGCCTAACGCACGGAATACTACAAATAGGGGGATATCCTGTTTCAATTTACGAGAACCCCAGTTAAATTTAATTGTCTTGCCGTTAAAAACAATATCTTTGTCTTTCAATTTCAAATGAATAACTTCAATAATAGAAGGTCTATCGTGGACACTTGATGTAATTTCAGCAGTATGTGAGTATTTACTAATAACTTTAGATGGTTCAAATACAAATACTCTATTCTCGCATTTCTTCTCTTGTGAAATAATAACCTTTTCACTACCATTAATAATGAAATACCCACCATAATCATATTCACACTCTCCCATTTCTGCCTTTGTTTTACCAACCTGACCATTTAGAATACACATATCTGAATGAAGCATAATTGGAATTTTACCAATATTGATTTTTTCTAGAGTTTCTAATTTAATCTTCTCTACAACTTTCCCATTAGAATCATATTTAATAATCATCTGTTCAATATCAATATACAAATTAGAAGAATATGTTAAAGTCCTTAGTCTTGCCGTGTTTGGATACATAGGAGACACCGACCCATCATTTTCGTTAATAACAGGCTTGCTCAAATAATACTGCTTAAATGAAATGTGATATTGCATATCTGGTCCGTGAATAGTAATCGGGTTATGTTCTTTAACCAATAATGGGATTTCGATATTTATGAAATTATTGAACGAATCAATCTGGTGTTTTATAAGGACGTTGTTTTCCTTAAAATGGGAATCAATAACATTCCATGTTTTATTTTCCCAGTCGAAGTTTGTTTCTGTTGTCATCTTAGAATATAATAATATAATTATATTTAAATATTAATTCAATTTTTATATTTTTTCCAAGAATTCATCTTTATTAGTAGCTGTTTTAAAAGATATTTTAATATATAATTTTTCACTGGGTTTACCTATTGTATATCCTTCTAATCTTATATACTTATTATTTGGGTTATCTAATAATTTAAAAAATTTAATATCTTTTAATTTTAATGGTGTATTATTATTTATATAACATAAAGGTTGTAATACTATATGTTTTCTTGTCAATTAATTTATAAAAGAGAGATCTAGTTATATAACTTGCGACTCAGAATTAAGCCAGTATATAACGATACCCTGTCTATTTCTTCTTTTCTCTGTACGCACTTAGGGAGTATGTGCGACTTAAAATAAGCATTAATCGCAGAACCACTTGTGCGGTTTGGTTCATCCAATTCTCCATTACAAAGAGAACCATCGACATAGCCATACCTAGCCCAGTGCCCAAAACGAATGCTATCTAGAGTTTTACCCGTTTCAATGCCCAAAATGTCGCGAACTTTTCGTAACCATTCTATTTTCTCGGACGACACGGCATACATTCCACGTGAATTATACTCTATGATAGTTGAAGGTACCGCTAGTAGTAAGCCACGCTCTGAGGTGGATACTAGAGAAGCACATACATCCGCTGTGAAATTACAATGGAAAGTCATTATAGTTTAATATTTGATATATAAAATATATCAAATTTTATTCAAATATGTTATAAAATTGCCCGACGTAGGGCTAATGTCGTTTTTGCGTGTACCTACCTACGACGCCTCTAAGCACTACAAAAATCACAATTTTCAGGTTCATTCGCCGTTGTTACCACTTTCTTTGTTGGAGTTAGAGTGAATTGCTGCGCTTGGTTCTTTGGCTGACTTCTAACATAATATGCTCCTGTTTTCAACCCACTTTTCCACGCATAGAACATCGCACTTGATAGGGTATTCATATCGGGTTCTTCAAAGAACAAATTCATACTCTGGGTCTGACAAATATACGGACCCCTATCCGCTGCCTGTTGAATAATCGTTTTCTGTTTCATTTCCCACGCAGTTTTATAAATCTCTTGAAGTTCAGTTGGAATCTCGTCGATACCCTTTACACTTCCATTATTTGCTAGGATTTTATTCTTCAATTCTTTATTCCAAATACCCAGATTACAACAATCACGCATCAAATACTTATTGAGAATAATAAAATCCCCAGCCAATGTTCGTCTAGAATACATATTACTCGTAAATGGCTCAAAACATTCATTATTACTTAGAATTTGTGATGTAGACGCAGTAGGCATAAGAGCAGTTAGAAGACTATTTCTTACCCCGTGTTCTCTAACACTATCTCTTAGGGTATCCCAATCATATCTTGTGGATGGTTGAATATCCCACATGTCAAACTGGAACTTGCCTTTTGATAGTGGGCTACCATCAAATGACGAATATGAACCCAGCCATTTATCTCTATTTAATTCTTTGTCTAGTGGACGAAGTTTATCCTGTAGTTCCTTACATCTAGCGTGTAGAATTTGTTCGCGTGATTCACTATCCGGCGAAATCGACACATCCAATTCTTTAATATCCCGCATTACACTTTGTAATTCCAACATTTCTGTTTCCCTCACAATTGCCAACTTATTAGAAGCACACATTGCGCCATAATACAGGGTTTCAAAAATCTCTTTGTTAAGTGCTGTTGCTTCTGGACTATCAAATGGATATTTCATCTTAGCATATACATCCGCCAATCCCTGAACCCCCAAACCCAATGGTCGATGATTTCTATTAGAACGCTCTGTTTCAACAACAGGGTAATAATTTAGATCCACAATCTTATTAAGGTTCTTAACCATAATGCCAACAACACTAATTAGTTTGTCGTGATTATAAGTCGGTCTGGTGAATTCAAGCAATTCTGTATAACCACCAATATGTCGTTCTGATGTTGTTTCTTCCACTTCGTCTTTTGCTCTATAATATACTTGTGGTACTTTTCTAGATTCAATACATCGACTTGTAAAGAAACTATCTCTTTCTTCTTCGTCATCTAGACTAATATATTCATATTCATAATTATTCAATAGCATCTTAACCATATTACAATACTTACAATCAGATTTACCATATACTACAAACTTACCATCAAATGTCTTATCTTCAACAAATTGCGTTAAGGATACACTTGCTAGAGTACAACACGCATATTCATTATGGTCCGAATATTCCAGAATTTCAGCACATAGATTACTTGACCGAATTGTCCCGAGATTTTGTTGGTTCGATTTCCTATTTGCCGCATCCTTGAAAAGAATATATGGAGTTCCTGTTTCAATCTGAGAATCAACAATGCTCTTCCAAATAGTTCTCGCCTTTACCTTCTTTCTCTGTCTGCCCTCACTTTCATACTTTTTATATAGCGTCCTATATTCATCATTATGTGTACCAGATAGACCCGGACATTCATCTGGGTCAAACAAACACCACTCTTTATCAGTATTTACACATTCCATAAACAAGTCAGATAACCACACTGCTAGGAAAAGGTCTCTTGCTCTATCATTTTCATTTCCGTGATTCTTCCTTAGTTGGAGGAATTCATTGATTTCTGGATGATGTGGTTCTAGATAAACCGCAATAGAACCCTGTCTTTTACCACTTTGATTAATATATTTTACACATTCATTATAAACTTTCAACATAGGAATAATCCCATTTGCCTGTCCGTTAGTTCCTCTAATATGCGTACCCTTACTTCTTGTATTACTCACGTGAATACCAATACCCCCAGCCCACTTGGAAATTAGACTACAATCCGTTATATTCTTGAAAATCCCCTCAACCGAATCTTCCATTCCTAGCAAATAACAACTTAGCAATTGAGGTCTCATTGTTCCTGCGTGAAATAATGTTGGTGTTGCGTGAATAAAATACTTTTGAGACATATAATTATATGATTCGATTGCTGCGCGGATATCATCGGGGTGTAGTCCAATAGATACCCTTAAAAACATATATTGAATTCGCTCAATAATCCTACCATTGTCCTTGAACAAATATGCCTTTTCAAGCGTTTTAAATCCGAAATAATCGAAATTATAGTCTCTTTCACAATCAACAACATCATTCAACTTAGTCTTATTTTCCATAACAACATTATATAATTCGTGAGATACCAGATGATTTGGTTTGCCGTTTACATCCTTCGCATTATAAAGAATATAAATAGTCTCTGAAAAAGACGGCGACGTGTTCTTATGATTATTTGAAACGATAATTCTACTTGCCAACGTTCCATATTCATAATTTTCGGTTGACATCGTCGCACAAATTTCAGCAGAAAGCTCGTCTAATTCATGTGTTTTTACATTGTCATAAATCCTTGCGACGACCTGTTGTGCGATTATAATTGGGTCAATCGTTAGACCCTTACATAAATACTGGAGACGTGACTTGACTTTGTCAAATGACACTTCTTCTTTATTACCATTACGTTTAATTACTTCCATCTTAGTTATACATATTGTATATTTTTTAAGTATTGTGAATATATGTAGACGTCTAAATATAAAATTGAATTATTATAATTTATGTATTTAATTAACAATACTTCCAATGGAACTACATTATCCAAATGAGTTCCGAAAAGAAGGTGAATCAGCACAACGTATCGTTATTACTTCAAATCAAACGAAGAAAGAACGACGAAAATGTATCAGAAATGGTAATTTCACAATTGTAGACTCTCGTAGAGTTGAAGTTAATGAAAAGACACTTCCTATGATTTTATACCATATACAATCATCTGAGAAGACATTATCTATTAAAAATATTCAAAGACTGATTCCTCTATTCCTCACCTCTCCGAAATCGGAAGAGGAGGAGAAAGAGGAAGAGACACATAAACCAAATAAATCAACAGACCCATATCTGAAGATTGACTTGATTGAATGCTCTGACATATCCGAACTGGACGACTTAGAGCATCTTGCTCTTGTGTCTCCTCCGATATTTATCAGTAAGAATTCATTTGATACTTGGCAGCTATCGAAATTTATCTTTGACTGCCCAAGAAGAACGGATGTTCCATTCAAACACAATTGCGGTAGCTTAAAGAAATTTGCGAAACTCAACGACAAGAGATCCCGTTATTTGTTTATGAATCTACGCCATTATCTGTTCAATCATTTCCAACAAGACGATATGGAGCACATTCTTGTATTTTCAAGTTTTACTCTATGGGTTCACGGGATTCGAAAAATGAATGATATCGATTTGATGATTTATCAACCATTTGACGAACTATCGGTGGAAACACAACTGGCATTAATGCCTTTTGTTATTTTCAGAGACAGGTATTTCAAGGGAGAGGTCAATGATCTAATCCACCAAACATTGAAGAGACTCGGGAAACCCTTTATGGGCTTGCTGGGTCAATGGACAAAGGAGGAATCGAAGGAGACAATGTCACTTGAAGAAATCAAAGATTTGTTATATTCTCAGATAGACGTTACTACATTTATTAGATGTTTGAAAATACTTTGTTCGTTCAGTTTTGGACATACAACGTTCCTATCAATCATTACTGATATTGGTGCCTTTTGGGAGAATGATAAACATTGGTTTCACGCAATGGATTTTTCCATTAGAGGGACTGATATATGGCCTCATTACTGGGATTCTTATTTGGTAAGATGGGCTAAAACTCATTACTTACCAAGTCAATCATTTAATTCGATTATCTATGATAATCGATATTATGCGTGGTTTCTTGGGGTCAAACACACAACCTTAAAAACAGACATTGTAAGAAGAATTCTAAGAGCAAGACCATCTAGTATGACGGACCTTATTCATATTCAAGATATTGTTTGGTGGTCTATCATCCCTCCTATCCCAACCTCATACACTGACTATAAGAAAATGCTTTATTTGTCTTCTGATGACATAGGGTATTGGAAAACTCAAGGTTATCAGCTAGGAGAAAATGGGAGAGAATTGTTCAAATCGGTTAAAGTATGCCCCGCATCATTTGTTAAGATGATTCAATCGAAATCAAAACAACGATATGGCAAAGACTATTCAATTGCCGAAATCGAAGATGAGATTCCGACAGAACCATTGTCTACTCGATAATTTGGATACCTCTTTATAATCATTTTCTAAGACTTTCCTTTTTAGAATTTTCACCTTCAAATAAGATACGATCTCCAACTGGGTATTTTGTAGCCATTTCAATATCGCGAATCCCCTTTACTAATTTAATTAGACCACTTGGTTCTATTGATGATTTATGGTCGCTGCCCCACATCTCTCTATCTAATGTTACGTGTCGTTCTACCCATTTAGCACCCATCGCAACAGCGGCAAACGTAGTTACTAATCCATATTCATGTCCGCTATATCCTATATCGGTAGATGGATTTTCCGCGATGAGACGATGGATATAATTCAAGTTAAGATCCGCCACAGGACACGGATATGTCGAATTAGTATGCATAATAACATCGGGTTTACATATATCTATACATTGTTTAATTTCAGATTCAACGCTCATACCAGTGCTTATAATCAATGTCTTGAAATGCTCTCGCGCATATTTACATAATTCCAGATCAGTAATAGAAGCACTACCGATTTTGGCTATATCTGTATATTTCGCCATTATATCAACACTATCTTTATCCCAAACACTCGCAAAAAAAGTAATACCCAATGATGTCGAATACTCCACCAACTCTTTAATCTGTTCTTCTGAAAACTCAATCTTTTTCTTATACTCTAAGTATGACATTTCACCCCACGGGGTTTTTTTCGGTTTATCTTTCTGGTGGTCGGGGACACACACATCTGGGTTACGTTTTTGAATTTTAACATAATCAACACCACTTACATATGAAAGCATTATAAGTTTCTTACATAATTCAATGTCACCATTATGATTAATTCCAATTTCTGATATTATCTTAACCATTATAATTGATGATAATAGTTATTTATTTAAGTAAAAACGAAACGATTTAATTATCCTGAATGTATTTAATAGCATCTTCAATAGTAGGATAGGTTGGGTTTTTCAAGAATTTCTTTTCAACATCACATCCAGTCCATTTGTCACTCGGTAGGGTTATATCGCGTGTGTTGAAGTAATCTGGTGAATCGTAGTAAAATTCTAGTTGTTTTTGTAGTAATGTATCGGTTTGTCGCCCAATATAGAACTCATTACATCTGCGTCTAAATCGCGGGTCTATTTTTTCAACGTTATTAGTTGTAATTAATATAATATATCCGTCTAATTCTGGTAAACCATCTAACAATTCCAATATATCCTCAATTTTAATATTTGACGGAGACGTTTGAGTAGTTGAAACACCCGTTTTACAAAAAGTTTCTATTGTTTCAAGTAATTCGACTTTTGATAAATCTTTCAGTTTGTCCATATTAAATGGGGTTAATGCCATATTATCAGTGTGATTTGTATGAATGAAAGATGCTCTATCGATCTCTTCTATATAAATAATCTTACTTGAACTATCGATAAACTCTGAATATAAATCATCTTTATTTTTTATAATTGATAAGTCAACTCTTTTAATATGTCTTACTTTGTTATTATCAAATCGTTGACAATAATTAATCGCAGCCTTAACAATTGAACTTTTACCTGTACCAGATGGTCCGTATAGGAGTGTAATAAATTTTCTAGTCTGCCCCATTCTCTCAAAGTCGGGGTCGATTGTTATAACCTTTGATATACTATTCTTAATTTCATCTATTATAACAGGGTCAATAAATATATTCGTTGCTATATCATCAAATCTTTTATTACTATGAAATCTCGTTGTGACAATATCATCATCTTCACTATTATTACACTCAATTAATGGATATTTATTCTTCTTGTCATATTCATATTTTTCATATTGTTTATTACAATGACTAACATATATGTCAATATCACCATCTAATAGATATATATCAAATGTATATGTTGTTTTGGAATCAAAATTTTTCTTTTTATCATCATTATCTATTGTTGATAATTCTATTTTTTTGATATATATTTTCATTGGTTTGTCAATATCTGATGTAGGAAAATCAACCGAAAAATACTCTTTATTTGGTATATGAAAGTTATTATCATAATCAACAGACGTTCCAGAAAACCAATTATCGGCTGATTTATGAGCACACGATATCGTTTCAAAATGATTCATATTATAAGAATCCTTATGTAGAAATAAATCGTATAAAATTGCTTTGATTTCTTTTGGACCACTTGATTTACAAGATTGTCGGTTTTTATATATATCGAGTGTATATATTCGTCCAAATTTATTCTTATTACAATATTTATTATAATGTTTTATAATATCATTGAAATGAAGATATAATACAAAACAAAATCCCATAATCATACATACTGATATATCATCCATTATTATCTTTTCAATAATAGGAATAATCCGCATTGTTATCATCCCTTGTATTATAGTATTGGAATGTTGCATCTCGATATGTTAGTTAAATAATATTATTTGAATAATCTTAAATATATTTACACGTATATTTAACTTATATTTAACTTGTATAATCAGTATAAAGAATATATAATATATTTATATTAATGGCATTCAATAAAGAATTTATCCTTGAAATAAAACAAAAATACACAAGGGTTGAATTATCGGATGGGTTTATCCTATTTTTAAACAAGTATGCTAAAAAATCAGAAGAGTTAAAACGAAATCAACAGACATATAATAAATCTAATAAAACACCCAAACAATTTTATAAACAACATAAACAATCGAAAGTTCAGAAGATTATTATAAGAAACAATAATGCGTGGTATCCCACAACGCATAGCACTGCTAAGAATATTATTAATATAATTAAAGCAAATTTAAATAAATTAACAACTACAAACTTCGAATCCTTATCAAATATTATTATCCACGAAATTAATAATACTGATATTAATATAATCAATCTCTTATGTGACGAAATTATTAATAAAAATACATATGACAAGGATTTCCAAGATGAATATATTAAATTATGTAAGAAAATTTGGAATATTAAGTTATATAAATCATTCACAGAAATACTTTTATGTACTTCGAACAATAAGTATTATTGTAAGATTAATACATCAACTCAGAGTAGTGATCCTTCCGAATACACATATTCTTATATTGGTCCATATAATTCTAGCAAAGATATAACTAAATATCTGGAATATCAATATAGTTTTAAACGTATTTTACTTAATAGACTATTTGATATATTTAAAGAACGATATAATATATATGGTAGTATCAGTAGTAATTTAAAAGACGAGGATGTATATAAGAAAAAACGGAAAGTGTCATCAATTATTGAATTTGTATGTAAATTATATTTACAGAATCTAGTCCCATTTAATATCATATATTTGATTAATATTGATATCCTAACTTTCCAACTTGAGAATATTGAATATAAAAAGTATGATATCGAATTATTATATACTATATGGGGGCTATTGAAAGATGTTAGTATTCAAAAATATAATAATGATTATATTAATAATATATATAATATACTTCATTTTATAATTGAACCATTGGTAGATATTATACAGATGACCCCTAGAATTAAGTTTTTTATTGTAAATATCCAAGATATCATTAAGACTAAATTTAAATGTATTTATAATGAACAATCTATAGATAGTTTTAATATTATTATTGATAAACAAGTATATTCTAAATATGGCAATAATAGGAATGAAGATAGGAATGAAGATAGCAATGAAGACAGCGATGACAGCAATGACAGCGATGACAGCGATGACAGCGATGACAGCGATGACAGCAATGATGATAGTGATGAAGATAGCAATGATGATAGTGATGACAAGGGTGATGACATTGAGGATATTATCTTAAAAAATTTAAAGAATGTTGATGATTTATATAAACTGATCATATCAAATGATATAAATGAATATTTAGAAATTTTAGTTTTTATAAATATTCAGGATATTTCGCATTTATCAAATACAATTATTGTATTATCTAAAATTTTAAATGAAAAGATGAATAAAAAGGAAATGGACGATATCGTTTCATACAATCAAACAGATTTGGATGAATTTGCGCTTGATAATTGTAACGCGAGTAAATACTATGGTTTATTCTTGGATGCGTATAATAAAATTGAATGTTAATTCCGAATCATATTTGTATTTAGTTTATTAAACTGGGTCTCTACTTTATAATCATATTCTTTGAGTCGTGTTTGTCTTATTTGGTCCTTTTCTTTTTCACGATGTTGTTTAATTTCTTGAATTCTAAGTTCTTCTGGCGTCATTTTATGACGTACATTAGACCTTGCCATTTTAAGGTCATTTACATTCTTAAATTCCTTGTATTTGACATTACTTGGGTCTATCAGTGTATTATCTGTTATATGTGCTTTTTTATAATCCGTGTATTGAAAGCTTGAATTCGCTTCATTGCTATAATCTGATAATTTTCCACCACCCAAATCACTATATCCTAATGTATTGGATATAAGTGGCTCTGGTTCTTTATATTCAACAATATCATTTGATTTATTTTGTTGTTTTTTATTGTGAAATTCGTCATTGAAAGAATTAAGACTAAAATTCGAACATGGTTGTTGTGTTTTATCTTTTTCTATATCGGTAGTTTCATTACTCATTATGTGTCCATATCCGTGATCATTTTCATCGCCAATACTATTTTCAGAAAATATAGTATTGAATTTGTTTATATTAAAATTATCTTTATCTATATATTTGTTCCGCATATTATTATCAGTAGGATCGTATTCTACCTTTTTGACATCTTGATTTATTTTTTTTTCATAATAATTTGTATCCTGTTTTTGGTGTGTAAGTTGTTTATATGATTTTTCAATAATACTAAATACACCCGGATCACCGCCTCTGTCTGGATGATATTTTAAGACTTTTTTTTTATATGATGCTTTTATCTCTTCTATCGTTGAGAATTCGGTTACGCCTAAGATTTCATATGGTGTAAACGAATTCAATTTATTTATTTTTTCTTGGTGTATCGGTTGTTTTTCGACCAATGTTGTTTGATTTAATGTTTGCTGTTCTATAAAAGTCTGGATTCTTTCATTTTGTTGTTGCTGTTGTTCAACTAATTGTTCTAATTTTAATTGGTGTTGATGTTGCGAGTCTAATTGTTTTTGTTGTAATTTCATTTGGTCTGTTAAATTAATAGCATTTAGTCTAGAACTATTATGTAATTGTTGTTGGTTTAGGTTATTATATTGTTCTGAATTAGTCTGATGTGGTCGACCGCGTTGTTGCGTGTGTTGTTGGCTACGTTGTTGGCTACGTTGTAGTATATTTGGATTAACTCGGCGTGGTCTAGGTGGAACAGATTCGGTATTTCCCATTATATTAAATATAGATAATGTTATTAGTTCATACACGCAATTAACCACAAAATACTTCGCCTGGTGTAAAGATGATACCCTTAATTGTACCACCATTAGATATATAATCCGGTACTAAATCACTATTCGGAGAATAAGTACCTTTACATAATTTAGAACCTGTGCCAAAATCAGTAAATAGTACTAATCCTTCATCGTTAAATCTATCGTTAAATTGCCAGCTTTTTATACTTGTTCTAAAATTAGTATCACCATATAAAAAGTCGTTTAATGAAGTGTCTGATTTAATGTCCCATTTTGATATATCTTGATTGAATGATGTTGCGTGATAGAACATAGTCTGCATACTTTTTACATTACTTGTATCCCATTTACTTATATCTTGATTGAATTCGGATGCGTCATTGAACATATCCTGCATATTTGTTACCTTACTAGTATTCCATTTACTTATATCTTGATTGAATGATTGTAAGCTACATACACTACTCATATTTGTTACCTTACTAGTATCCCAATACTGAATTGGACCATATAAGTTATAATATTTTTGGTAATTTGAATAGTCTGATTCGGTATATTCTTCATGTAATATTTTATTATAAGTTAGTAATACATGTCTAATTTTATCGTATTCTAACGGGTTTCTATTAATGTTACGCCATGTTGCTTTGTTTCATTTGCTACTATACCATCGCACATTGATTTTGTATAAGTCCCCGATCCTTCTCTGTTTTGAAATTTTCTAATAAAAGTCCATTTTCTTTTAGTTTATTTGATTTATTAGAGTGACATATAATATAACATCCTGTTCTGTTATTGTATGTCAGTTTCATTATATTATATATATAATAAAATTGAATAAATTATAGAATTAGTTTTCACCATCAAATGAAAAGAAGTGAATCAACGAATTTTGAACGGGACGTCCAAGTATTTAATATCAAATTATTGATATTAAATATATATATATATATCATAAGAATGTTTTCCTTCATATTTAAGGCACGTCCGTCTGAAATAAAACACCCCCTACGTGTAAAGTCAAAGTCTTTCGACGAAAGACTTAATACCTGTTCGGGGTGTAATAAGAGATTATACGCAGGAACTACAACATTTTGTAATAATGATTTTTATTATTGCTCCGAGTCGTGTTCATGGAAATATACTAGTGTCTAATCAACTTCACTAATTGTTGGTCCATCAGATGGCATTCCATCCGTTGGCATTGGACAACCACCTGGTCCACACCCATCCATTGGTGGCATTCCACCAGGTGGCATTCCACCAGCATCTTGATAGAGTTTCGCCATTAGTGGTGAAACAACATCTTCAATTTCCTTCTTTTTATTCTTATAATCATCTGTTTCGTGTTCCGCGTCACAATAAGAAACCCCGTCCTCAACCTTTTCAGTAATTGTTGCCCTATCTTCTTCTGAAATCTTATCCTTCAGTTTTTCATCATTTAACGAAGACTTAACAGAATATACATAATTCTCCAATTCATTCTTGGCGTCAATATTATTCTTAAGTTTCTCATCATCTTCCTTGAATTTCTCACCATCCGATACCATTCTATCAATTTCTTCCTTACTAAGTCTATCCGCGTCATTCGTAATGGTGATTTTATTCTCTTTACCCGTGCTTTTCTCAACTGCTGAAACATTAAGGATGCCATTTGCGTCAATGTCATATGTTACTTCAATCTGTGGAACACCGCGAGGCATTGGTGGAAGACCATCTAGACTAAATGTTCCAAGTTGATTATTATGTTTTGTTAGTTTTCTCTCTCCCTCAAATACTTGAATCAATACACCTGGTTGATTGTCAGAATATGTACTGAATGTTTGTGATTTTTTAGTTGGAATTGTGGAATTCCTGTCAATCAGATTAGTCATTACACCACCGGCGGTTTCAAGACCGAGACTTAGCGGTGTTACATCAAGTAATAGTAGATCACTAATCTTTTCACTTGAATCTCCCGAAAGAATTGCCGCCTGAACACCCGCACCATATGCGACTGCTTCATCTGGGTTAATAGACTTACACAATTCCTTCCCATTAAAGAACTCTTGGAGTAGAGTCTGAATTTTTGGAATTCGTGTTGAACCACCGACTAGTACAATCTCATTAATAGATGATTTTGACATTCCAGAATCTTTTAGTACTTTTTCAACCGGGTCAATCGTACGCCTGAAATGCGATGAACATAGTTCTTCAAAACGAGCCCTTGTGAGTGATGTTGTGAAGTCAATTCCATCAAATAGAGAATCAATCTCAAGTTGAGCCGTTGTGGAAGACGATAGTGTTCGTTTTGCTTTTTCACACGCATTCCTCATCCGACGAAGTGCTCTTTGATTTTGAGACATATCCTTTTTATGTTTCCGTTTAAACTCGTTTACAAAATGATTTACTAGAATATTATCAAAATCCTCACCACCTAGATGGGTATCTCCCGCAGTAGCCTTGACTTCAAAAATACCATCATCAATTGTCAATAGAGATACATCAAATGTACCTCCGCCAAGATCATAAATTAGAACATTCTTTTCACCACTACTTTTCTTATCCAATCCATACGCAATAGCGGCTGCGGTTGGTTCGTTAATAATACGGGTTACATTAAGACCCGCGATTACACCAGCATCCTTAGTTGCTTGTCTCTGAGCATCATTGAAATACGCAGGGACAGTGACAACTGCATCTTTGACTTCTTTGCCAATATACGCCTCTGCGATTTCTTTCATTTTAACAAGAATCATTGATGATATTTCTTCCGGTGTGAATGTCTTCAATTCAGACTTATACTTTGCCTGAATTTTTGGAAGACCCCCGCTATCAATTACACTGAATGGAAAGTGTTTCATATCAGACTGAACCGACGCATCATTAAACTTCCGACCTAATAGACGCTTGACGTCAAAAATCGTATTCTCTGGATTACTAGATGCCTGATTTTTCGCAGCATCTCCAACAAGACGTTCTGAATCATTAAATGAAACATACGAAGGGGTTGTCCTGTTTCCTTGGTCGTTCGCAATAATTTCAATTTTATCATTCTGCCATACACTAACGCATGAATATGTTGTTCCTAAATCAATTCCAATAGCACTCATTTTATATATAATGATATTGGATTTTGTTTTAAGTATTTTAAACTTATGTATATATGTAAAAAAATATATATATGTAAAAAAATATATATATGTAAAAAAATATATATATGTAAAAATATATATATATGTAAAAAAATATATGTATGTAAAAAAATATATATGTTAGAATATAGATGGTTAAGAAAACACGTGGAAAGAAAAATGTTTCGTCGTGTTGTAAATTTATAGAGAATAACTGGCCTATTATAACAGGATGTGTATTAATACTTGGTCTTATAATAATAATAATTGTGTTTACACATAAAATAAATAAAACAAATATAAATGAAATGTTTTCTGAGTCTGATGAATCACCTACATTTGTAATGTTTCACGTTCCTTGGTGTGGATATTGTAAAAAAACAACCCCAATATGGGACGAGCTCAAATCATCGGGTGTTTTAAATTCAAAAGATGCTAATGTTAAAATATTAGATATTAATTGTGAAGACGATAAAGAAATCGCAAAAAAACATAAAGTAGACGGATATCCTACAATTAAGTATTTTCCACATGGATTGGGTAATGCCAACTCATCTGTTATATATAACAATGATAGAGATTTAGATAGTTTTAAAAGTTTTATTAATAAGCAATAATTATATAGCCGACATTGTATTTTGTCGTATATTATCTATAATTTTATTTTTCTTTTCTAATTCTGAATTATTTACTTTGGCAAATTCTACAAATTTTAATAATTTATTAATAACCCGCGTATTTACGTTTTGTAAATTAATAAATATTCCATTATTATTCTCCGTATATTTCACCTTCGCTTTTTTTATAATACAAAAAATTTGAACGTGTTCATCTCTACTTAGACTCTTTATATTGGTTATCAAGTCTTTTTTTATATTATATAACTCAATACTTGAATATTTACCTGTCATTAATTTAAAAAATATTATAATTACTTACATATAAACGTTAATATTATATTTCTTCATCTGATGAATCACTATCGTCAGATGAAGAAATATCGGGTGATGATTCATCACTTAATTCTTTAACTGGTATATCTTCGTCATCTGATGATGTAACACCTCCATCATCAGACGTGACACCTCCATCATCAGACGTGACACCTCCATCATCAGATGTGACACCCCCATCATCAGATGTGACACCCCCATCATCAGATGTGACACCTCCATCATCAGATGTGACACCTCCATCATCAGATGTATCATCCCCATCTAATAACGTTTTTTTATTATTCTTATCTTTTGTAGAAGATATACTAGACGTTTTTTCATTTTTCAAATCTACATTAACTTCCTCTACATTATTTAACATTGCGATTACTTGTATATTAGTACTATTTAGATCAAATTTCTTATCAATTATTTTAATTTCAATTTCATCACCTTGTTTTAGATTTTTAAAAACATCATTTTTTTTATGAAATTCCTTAGCTATAATTATTCGCAATGGTTTATTAAATGCCAAAACACCTAACTTATTAACAGAATTAATTGTACACTTAATAATATTATCTTTCATCGGTGAACATATTTTCGCCTTATATTGAATTGTAAATTTTACTTTACCATTCATCTGACTTCCATACATTTCCGCCATTGACCTTTTCACGATAACAATAGAATCTTCCATTATATACCCATCTTTCATACATTTCCCCTCATATGTTTCTTTTAATCGATTTAATACACTTTCATCAATATTTTTTAATACTGATTCTAGTGGCATAATCAATGTTGTTTTAATTAGTGTTTCTATGAAAATATCACCCATTATATATTATATATAAAATATATAAATCAATTTTTATTTATATATTATTTAGAGTATAAAAATATTACGAAAATCAATATTACGAAAATCAATATTACGAAAATCAATATT